AAGACTTATGATGGAGATATTACTAAAGAGCTACAGATCGATCTATCAAATCTGAATGAAGAATTGGCTAAACAGCCTGCAAAATTTGCTTGGTGGGGAGTTGTCCATGCAGTAGCTAAAGATTTGGTCGATACTGAAGAAGGGAAATTGGATAGTGAAATTAGAAAATCAGCAGAAGCTTCTGGAGAAAAAATAACAGAAGCCAAAATTAAGAATTTAATCAATGTAAATGAAAAATATAGAGAATTAAAAAATCAGGAAAGAATTGCTCGAGTAATTAAGGAAGCGTTTGCTCAGAGGAAAGATATGTTAATTTCTTTGGCAGCTAATTTAAGAGAAGAATTTGATACAGAGTTATCAATTAAAAAGGAAAAAATAAACAATATGTTAAAAAATATAAGGAGGCAGGCAAATGAATATTGAAGATATTAAGAAAAAAAGGAATGAGATAGCTGCTGATCTGGAAAGCTCAGGTTCTGGAGATATTATCTGGTATAGTCCTGAAAGTGGAGACAATGTAATTCGTATTTTACCTCCAATTAGCGATGATATGACTTTTTATGTTGAGGCTTGGGTTCATTGGGTAGATACTGAAGAAGGCAGACGAAAGTTTACTTGCTTAAAACAAGACCAAAAGAAAGATCCAGATAGTGTTTGTCCAATTTGTCAGATGGTGAAAGAGCTGTATGAATCTAAAAATCGAGATGATATAAGATTAGCTAATAGTATGAGAGCTAAAGTTCAGTATATTATGAATATTGTAGATCGCTCAGATGGCCAAATTAAAGTTTATAACGCACCACAAACAGTTTTTTTTGATATTCTGGGTATTTTTTCATATCCAGAATACTTTAAAACGCTTGTTGATCCTGAGGAAGGGGTTGATATAGTGATTAATAAACGTGTGAATCCTAAAAATAAGCGGAATGTTAAATATTCGGTTATGCCTGTTGGTAAAAAAACACCAATTGGCATTAAAGACTGGAAAGAGAAATGTGTAGACCTGAATATATTGGTTAAGAGATATAGTTATGAAGAATTGGCAGCTATTTTGTCTGGCGCATCTTTGGAAGAAGAACCTAATGAAGAAATTAATGAAATTGAGAAAGCTGAACCAGCTGATGAAGCGGAAGAAACTGAGCCTAAGGCAGAAATTGAGAAAGCTGAGGAAAAATCTAAAATTGAAACTGATGCTACTGAAGTTGAAACAAAACCCAGATGTTTTGGCACATTTGACGATAGTGATGGAGCTTGTCAAGCCTGTCCAGTGAAGGATAAATGTAAATTTGAAAGTCAATCAGAAAAATCTGTGGAAAAAACAGAAACAGCATCTCCAAAGGATATTAAAGAAAGGATTATGAGGAAATTAAGAAATGCACAAAAGAAGACCTAAAAAGTCATTAGACTCTGATTTAGTTACATCAATAATTAAGGATGTAGAAGAAAAACTTGGTAATGAGCCAATTAGGAAACTGAAAAAAGTTAAGTTCATTAGCACTGGTGTTAAGGTGATTGATTGGGCTTTAGGTGGGGGTATACCAATTGGCCGATTAAGTGAATTTTTTGGTGATTTCAGTACAGGTAAAACTCTTATCGGGATGCAATTTTTGAGAGAAGTGCAGAAAAGAGATGGCATTGCAGTATTTTTGGATAGTGAAAGCAGTTTTTCAGAAAACATGGCAGAGAATATAGGTTTGGATTATACGAAATTGCTATATTTTAAACCACAAACAATTGAAAAAGTTTTTCAAGTATTGGACACAGTTATAAATGAAATTAGGAAAAAATTTCCTGAAGGTTTAGTGGGGATAGTTTGGGACAGTATAGCAGCTACAACCAGCGAAGAAGAAATGAAGAAAGGCGTTGGTTTTCAGGAAATGGGTATAAGAGCCAGATTAATTGGTCAAGGGTTAAGAAGATTGATGATAAATATCTCTGATAAAAATATAGCTTTAATGTTTATTAATCAGTTAAGAAAAAAAATTGGAGTTGTTTATGGTAAAACTTGGATAACCAGTGGAGGTAAGGCTCCAGAATTCCATAGTAGTATTAGAGTAATGCTAAAAAGTGGCAATAAAATTAAGAATGAAAAAGGTAAGGTGGTCGGCCAATATGGCAAATTGGAAGTAGTAAAAAATAAAATTGCTCCACCATTTAGAGAAGTGGAGTTCGAAATGTACTACGATATTGGCATTCCAGAATATAGTGGTTTATTAGAGCATTTATTTAAAGAGGGAATTGTGGAGAATAAAGGTGGATGGTGGTATTTTAAAGATAAAGAAGAAGAGAAATTTAGGAGAAAAGATTTTCCGAATTTTATTCAGCAGAATTCAGAGTTAATAAAAGAGGTGCTTAGGTGAAGAAGAAGAGAACTAAATCACAAGTTGCTAAATATAGTCGCATTAAGGGTGGTAATTATGAACGAAAGATTTGTAAGTTGTTGACAAAGTGGTGGGGCAAGCCAATATATAGAACTCCAATAAGTGGCGGGTCTCATTGGAAAGGTGATGGTGTAACTGTGGATCCAGATTTTCCTTTTCATCTTGAATGCAAAAATAGACAGAGCTGGAAGTTTGAAGATTTATTCAGAGAAAAGAATGAAATAATGAAATATTGGAAACAATGTGAAAATGACGCTTTAGAAAGTGGTAAAATTCCTTTATTGATTTTCACGAAGAATTATTGTCCAGATTTTTATATGATGTCATATGAGGACATATTAAAAATTGAGGACTTTAGTAATCATTTAGTAGGAAAGCAATTGTATTTTGAGCGGGTTAATGAATTTGGTGAAAGGAATAAATTTGTTATTGGTTTATTATCAGATTTGTTTAAAAGCTGGTCAGCTGATATGCTAAGATATATTAAATTGAGGAGAGAAATATGAGTAAAAAGAGGTATAAGCAAGTGGGCAAAACTAAGACAGGTAAAGCTATTTATAAGGAATTAGATACAGGAATTTTGGTGATTGAAGAAGATCTTGAAAAAGTAGTTAAAGCTGATAAAGAGGATCTGAAAGGAGCTAAATTTTGGTAATAACTCTTTGTTTATTATTTTTGTTTATTGGTTATGTGGTAGGTGTGTTGAATGTCTTTAGATTATTGAGAAGGAGAAAAGTGGTCAAAATTTATGATTGGGTTTATATGGCAATTAAAAAAGACGAAATTAGTATTGATGATTTAGATGGGGAAAATTATTATGGAGACTATTAATGAGGTTTATAGCGACCGCAGATTTACATGTTCATAACTATACACAATTTGCCCGAATTATTGATGGATTAAATAGCAGATTATTAGACTGTGTAAGAGTTTTAGATGAAATTGAGGAATATATAGTTAGCAATGATGATATTGAAGCATTTTTGTTTTTGGGTGATTTGTTTAATAGCAGAACAAAAGTATCTATAGAAGTTTATCATCTTGTATATGAAAGATTGAAGAAAATTAAAGAAACTGGTGTAGAAATTCATATTTTAGTGGGCAACCATGACCAGTTTCTTAAGAAAGGAGAATATCATTCAGTTAAACCATTCAGTGAAATAGCTCATGTCATTGATAAGCCTGAAAAGTTTTTCCTGGACAAACTCACTCCTGTGTATGCTTTACCTTATATTGATAACCCTGATGAAAGAAGGAAAGCTATGCTGGAATTGATAGGTAAGAAACAAAAGAAACAAGGAATCTTAATAGCACATACTGGAGTGGCTGGAGCTGAAGTTAGTAGTTTATCTCACTATGTACTTAAAGATGAAATTGAGCTAAAGGATTTATTTCCAGAGCTGTTTGATTTAGTTCTTCTTGGACATTATCACAAGAGCCAGAAATTGAGAGAAAATGTTCTGTATGTAGGTTCTCCTCTTCAGTTAAATTTTGGAGAAAGAAATGATAATAAGGGTTTTTGGGATATTGAATTGAGAGATAAGAATACAAAAGTAGAATATCAGTTTATAGAAACTCATACTCCTAAATTTATATTACTGGATGGCAATGAAGACAAAGATGTAGATTTTGAGAACAATTATGTTAAAGTAGTTTTACCTCCAGCGATTAAGGAATCTGAGATTAAGGAAATTAGAGATTCTTTGTATGAACTTGGAGCTAAGTATGTTGTAATTGAAAAAACTGCGAAGATTGAAGAAAAGAAAAGAGCTAATATTGAGCTTGAGATGAAAATGGAAGATATGATTGCCGAGTATGTTAAAGCAGTTAAGACAGATCTTGATAAAGAAAAACTAATAAAGTTAGGTCTGGAGTTAGCGAATGCAAGTAAATAGGATTCAAATTCAGAATTTTCTAAGCTATAAACAGCAGGAGTTAGATATTGATGAACATAATTTCTGTTTAATTATTGGTGATAATGAAGATTCTTCAAGTGCTGATAGTAATGGTGCTGGTAAATCTGCTATTTTTGAAGCTATATGCTGGTGTCTATTTGGTAGGACAGTTAGAGGAGCTGAGTATGATGATGTGATTAATGAAAAAGCAGGAAAAAATTGTAAAGTTGTGTTAGATCTTACTGATGGTTCAACTAACTATAAAATTGTTAGAGGTAGAAAAACAAAGGAAGGAAATACTTTAGCAGTTTTTCAGAATGGCAAAGATATTTCTAAATCATCAGTTGCTGAGACTGAAAAACTGATTGAACAAATTATAGGGATGAATTATCAGATTTTTATTAACTCAGTTGTTTTTCCTCAAGGTTCAATCCAATTTTTTGCCTCATTGACAGATAAAGAACAGAAACAGATAATAGAAAAGGCTTTGGGCTTTGACCAGTTTCCAATTTATCAAAATCTGGCAAAGCAAAAAGTTAATAAGCTGAAAAATGAAATTGGTGAGTTCTCTGGTAAGATTGCTGTGCTGGAAGGTATTGTAAAAGAATCAGAAGTTAGGATAGAGAGATTGAAAGCTGATAAGGGAAATTGGTTGAATGAACAGAGGAGAAAAATTGAAGATAAAAAAGCGAAGATCTCTGAGATAGATATTGTAGTTGAATCTTTAAAAGAAAAGAAGTTGTCAATTAAGAAAAAGGCTCATGTGATTAAAAATGCTATTGTTAAAAGAGAAACAATTGAAAAGTCTATAAAAGAGCTTGAATCTGTGATTGCTACTAATGAAGAGAAGAGAGCTAAGCTTGAGGCAACAAATGGTTTGCTTAAAAGTGATCGTAGAGAATTGGGTGATCGTATTCAAACTGTTCAGGATTTTAAAGGTGGAGCTGAATGTCCATTTTGTGGACAGTCTCTCACTGGAGATAAGCTTGAAGATCATATTAAGAGATTAAAGAAGGATTATGATGATATCAATGAAAGAATAGAAAAGAATAGATTAATGGTTGGAAAGATTGAAAAAGAGCTTAGGGAGAAGTATGAGGAGCTAAATAGCAAGAAAAAGGATTTGAAGTATTGTTTTGAACTGGTAGATGAACATAGAGAATTAATGTCTATGATGGATCAGGTTTCTTTGGAGATAAGTGAGTGTATGAAGTTAAAAGAAAGGCTTAATGAAGAGATTAATGAATTAAGGGAACAGAGAGTTTCTAATCCATATACTAAGTTAATTGAACAAACTGAGAGTCAGTTATTTGATGAAAAAAGAGAACTTAAAGAGTTAAAAGAGAATTGTGAAAGATTAGGAGAAGAACTTAAATATTATCAATTTTGGGTAGAAGGGTTTGGCAATAAGGGTTTAAAGAGCTTTATATTTGATTGTGTAGTGCCATTTTTGAATGAGAGGACTAACTATTATAGCAAAGTGTTGACTGATGGCTTGATACAAGTATATCTTAGTACTCAGAGCCGATTAAAATCGGGAGAATTGAGAGATAAGTTTGAGGTAAGGATTGAATATGATGGAGAAGAAAGAAGCTATAAGAAGTTGAGTGGTGGTGAAAAAAGAAAAGTTGATTTATCTATTCTGATGGCATTGAGGGATCTTGTTAAAAGTAGGTCTGACAAGGATCTTGGAATCTTATTTTGTGATGAAATTTTTGATGTGCTTGATGAATCAGGAATAGAAAGAGCTATGGAACTTTTGTATGAAGAATCTTTAAATGGCTGTAGAGTTTTTGTTATCAGCCATGATGAAGGTCTGAAAGAATATTTTAATGATGTGATGGTAGTAATGAAAAGAAATGGGGAGAGTGTGATTAATGAAGAAAAAGATTGAATTTAATGAGGATTTTAAATATAAAATTGCAGCTGGTGTTGATGAGGTAAATTATTGTACCAGCTTGGCTGGCGATTGTGTTGTGGCAGCTGTTTGGCTCCCTCTGGATAAAGGAAATAGAATCAGAGGGATTAATGATAGCAAAAAATTAATTCCAGAGAGGAGAAAACAGCTATTTGCTCGCATATTAAAAAAAGGATTGGTAGTGGTGGTGCCTGCTAATGTGAATCTAATCAATAATATGGGCTTGTATAGTTCAAGAATTTGGGCAACAGCGATGGCAATGGAAATGTTATATAGAATAGCTATTTCAAGGGGGGTAATAATTGAGAAATTTTTAATTGATGGTAAAAAGTTCGCTAATCATACAAATATACCTGATAGTAAGTTAATGTTTATTGTCAATGGAGACGAACAATCTTACTTAATAGGAGCTGCAAGCATTGTGGCTAAGGTATATGTGGATGCTCTATTTGAAGGCTGGAACAAAAATTGGCCTGGCTATGGATTAAATCATAATCATGGCAGTCTCAGTACCGAACACAAATTAGCACTGAGAGCAAGAGGTTTATCACCAGTACACAGGTCAGGCTACGCTAAAGATTGGTGGCAGAGAATTTTAGGTAAAGGATAAAAAATGAGATATTATGATAGCTTTGAAGCTTTAATGAATGAACCAATAGGTCTCAAAGAGTTTGATTTGGAAGAGCAAGAAGTTCAAGAAGCAGAAGAGGCGAATTTTTTGTGGTCTACCACTGAGCTTAGTCTTAAAGAGAGGATAATTGAAATTATCTCAGAATATACTGATGTCCATTTTTGTATTTCTCAGGAAGTATTAGAAGGAATGAATTTGGATGAAATATTGAAAACTCTAAGTGAGCTATTGGAACATATGAAAAAAGAGCTACAAGATTTTATAGCAAGATTTTATGGATAAAGCGAGTGTAAAGAAAGGATGAGAGTTTAATCTCTATAAAAAAGGAAAAGAATGACATTAAAAGAAATCCCTGAAGCAATTCTTGGTTTGGGGATGTTGTTGATACCAGGAATTTTTGCAATGGTATTGGGAATACTTATATTGAAGGATAGACCCGATAAAGCTGAAAAAGTAATAATAGGAATTATGTTTTTTCTTGCAGTTATAATATTCATTTTTTGCGGATCTATCATATGGGAGCTGATTGGAGGATTAGGATGAATATTATTGAAGAAAGTTTAAGAATGGAGATAAAGATTAGGGATGAAGGAGATGTTTTGTAGGAAGTGAAGATTAATTATTTAAATGAAATTAATAAAATAATTGGTGAAATGGAAAGTATTATACAAAAATGGAGAATAGATTATGGTCATACTCAGTCCGATTGGGAGCTGTTAGCTATACTGGTTGGCTGGAAGGAGAGACTGAGAGAAATAATAAAAGAAGAAAAGTTTGGGAATCTTAGGAGATATTAAATGAGAGAAGATCAAGTTTTAGAAAAACTAAAATGGACTCTTCAAGAAATATTAACAGGGGCAGAATTCAATAAAGGAGAAGATTTTCTTGCATCTACCTATTGGGATGAGTTTGAGAAGCAAATGCAAAAATGGTTCTTTGCTCGTGCAAGGTGTAGAGAGGGTGAATTTGAAGTGGCTGCAGAGATTTTAGAAGAGCTAAATTCAGCTTTTTAACTTTATGGAAGATAATTTATAAGAGAGGAGTATTAATGGATATACAAAGATTATTGAAAATAGCAATTAAAATTAATGAAGCTTTTAAACATATTGATAATTTATCAGTGGATGAACTTGAGGAATTTTTGAATTATGTTAATTGTACTGAGAGCTTGTATTCTCTTGTGAATCCCGTTAATTATAATGAATTATATGATAAATTTAGAATGGCAGAAGGGAGAGCAAGGATATTGATGGCTATTAAAAAGAAAGAAAATAAATAATAAGAGGTGCAGTATGTATGCAGAGGATGCTGTGAGCGAAATGCTCTGGCTTAAATCAGCATTGTCGCTGCTTCTGTTCAGCTTTAGCGATAAAAAGAAGAAGAGATAAGAATGAGACCAATCAAATTTAGAGCTTGGGATAAACAAGTAAAGCGAATGTTTTATTCTGATAAATTTGGTTTAAGTGAATTATTTTATACTATTGAAGATGGACAGATTAATGGTGTGATTATGCAGTATACAGGGCTCAAGGATAAAAATGGAAAAGAAATTTATGAAGGAGATATTCTTGATTTCTATCTGCGCGGTTCTGTTTGGTATGTAATTTGGTCAAAAGAAAAACTGGCTTGGATGGCTCATAATCCTCAAAAAATATGGGAAGATGAATATTTGTATGAATTAGCGAATTATAATCCACTTATTGTGATTGGGAATATTTATCAGAATCCTGAGTTATTGAAAAAAGGACGTGAATGATAATGGGCTGGGTAATTACGTGGTTTATATAATTTATAGGAGGAAAAATGTCAATAAAGATCGGTGAAGATGAGATTGAACAGACAATTAATGGATTTATTATTAGGGAATTTAAATGGGACGGAGCAGTAATTGAGAGATATGTAGATATTAAGGAGATAACCAAATGTCCACCGAACTAAACTGGAGCGAAGTCCCGGTTATAGATGTAGAAGATATCCCTGATTGGTTTTGTATATGCGGGGAAGGATGGAAGGTTAAATGGTTTTTTGATTTTAGAGGTTTGAAGAAAGGACTAAAGAATTTAGAGGAGGTAATCAAATGTTCATCATAATAGGCAAAACTGAGCTCGAAGAAATAATTGATGAGATGGAAGATGCCTTGTGCCGATGGGAAGCAGAAGATTATGATGAGTATGATTTGGTAAGCGAGATAACAGATTGGAAAGAAAGATTAGAAAAAATAATAAGGAGCAAAAAATGTTCACCAAAACCGAAATAGAACTTGCCCCAAAGGTTTATGAGGCTATTAAAAAAATTGCGAAGGCTAAGGGGAGAGATTGGGAGTGGAAGCCAAAAGTTGGGGAATGGTGTATTATTAATAATCAAAAATCTACATCTTTAATCCTTCTAGTTGATAAGGAAATTGAAGAGATGGTGCAAGTTTTAATTAATCACACTTTATCTTGGCAATCTAAGAAAAATCTTATTCCCCTCCTCCACTGGGAGAAACTGGAGAAGATTATGGAGGGACTGGGGTATTATGTAATTCTTTGGTGGGATAATTGGTATAAACAGTGGAATTGCCGAATAATTAAAAACGAGGAGGATAAATTCCCTTCTGTAAGAGGCAAGACTCGTCAGGAAGCAGTGATGAGAGCAATTATCAGATTGGGTGAGGAGATAGGGCAATGAAGCACGTATGGAAAATGAAACCAATAAAGGTGAAAGGAGATGCACACGAAGCTTGCTTGGAGATTACTCTTACTAAAACCAGACCTTACTATGCACCTTCTATCGGGCAGACAGAAAAGTATCTTGTTGAGCTTCTTGTAACCAAGCGAGGATACCTTACGGGTCTGCGGATAATTGAACGAGGAGAAGGAAAGTATAAGGCTAAAAAATGAATAACACAACCCCAAATGGCAAATCAGTCTCTATTTCTTTTGATAACTCATTTATGCTCAAGAAGCCTGAGCCACTGAAATTTACCGTTCATAGATTAGGTGCAAAGGGGACAATGAGGAGGATAGATATCTATGAGGAGAGATAAATGAGCCATCTTAAATGCCCAAAATGTGGAGGAAAAGCCGAGCTGGTAGGTACTCTACAAGAGGCAGATGGTAAAGTTTTTTGTATATGTTATTGCGAAAAATGTGAGGATAATTTTAAAGTAGAAAGGAGATAGGAAGAATATGAATGTCCCATTTATTGCTTTTGGTAATGATGAATTAAAAAAGATGCCTGATTTGGGAGAAGAAATTGTTTGTCCGCATTGTGGAAAAAAACATAAAGTTGAGTATGGTAAAAAAGTTTTGAGTAATAATACAAAGATAGAGGATAAGACATTAGCTTATGTGCGATGTAGAAATGAAGTTTATTTAGTTGGAGTAAATGGGAAGGATATAACATCTTATCTAAGTAGGAAAAAATGAGAAGGATAGATATATATGAGAAGAGAAAAAATTAATTAAAAAAGGAGATAGGGAAATGAAGATAATAACAAGAAGCAAAGGGATTCCAGCATATACTATTAAGAAGGGAGATATGAGAATCGATTTTAGACCAAACAAAAACGATAAAGTCTGGCTTGCAATGGATGTGTCAGCTAATGAACAGTATATCGTTGAGCTAAATGAGTATGAGATACCAAAGTTAATTGATTTAGTCTTACGAGATGAAAGAGTTAAAGAAGCTGCATTAAGACGCCCATATGTTCGAAATTTTCTCAAGTCTTATCTCGTAAAATAGATGAGGATGAAAAGGAAGATAAAGAAACAATTTGAATTAAAGAAAAGTAACGAGAGTGCCATAATTGAATTTTTGAGAAACCTGGCTATCATTGATTAGCAAGTTATTTAACTGATTAGTCTGAAATTATTTTTTTATTAAAATAGAGGCAGGTGCTGAAAATAGAGAAGATACAATTCTACGACAAGAAGCATAAAAAGTTACGCACAATCATTGTTAAAAATTTTTCTGAGCTGAGTATTGTTGATGTTGATGGTAAAACTAAAACAATTGACGAGATAGTTACTGAAGAGTTAGAAGAGCCAGAGTGGGATTCTGCTGAACTTAATTTATTATTTAAGATTAGAGATCAATTAAGAGGATTAGATGGTCTAATTATTTATTTAAGGTATTTTAAAGAACTGTCACAATTTAAAATTGCTAAATTCCTTGGTTGTAGCCAGTATTATGTATTTACAAGGTTAAAGGCTATTAAATCTGTAATAAAAGAGAATCCAGAATGTCAGAAGTTATGGGAGGAATTTGAGAATGGAAGATTTGGAACACATTGAAGCATTTGAGTATTATTTTGCTTTAGGACAAGACCGTAGTCTGGAAAAAGTAGCAAAGAAATTTGGTGTGCCTTACAAAAAAGTGTGTGGCTGGAGCCAACGATATAGATGGAGAGAAAAAATAGAGAAGAGAAATGCCAGAATTGCTAATAAGTTAGCTGAGCGAACTGATAATTATATTATTAAACAGAGGGACAAAGCAGTTAAAGAAATTAAAAGCTCTCTAAGGTTGGTAGAGAAACTAATTAAGAATGCTAAAAAGAAGTTTAAGAGTGGAGAACTGAATGTAAATGCTATTCATGAGGTTAGGCAATTAGTTGATAGTCAGGAAAGGCTAATCAGGACTTTATTTTATTTGTTAGGAGAGCCAACTGAAAGAACTGAACAAAAAATTACATTACAGCAGGTGCTAAATGATGTCAGTAGTAAGAAAGCCTCGAGCCAGGAGCAGCAACTCCTCGACGATTTTCTCAAAAAATACTCCAGAGATGCGATTCATCAACGACATACTCAGAATTAATCTCTGGAGTAAACAAGTAGAAATTGTCAATGCTTTATTCGAACATCATTATGTAGCTGTAAGATCTGGTCACGGAGTTGGCAAAACATTGGTTAGTGCTGCAATTGTATTGACTTTTATTGCTACTCGTCACCCCAGTATTGCTATTACAACAGCTCCCACATATAAGCAGGTTGAGATGATACTCTGGAAGCACATAAGGGATATATATGAAAAATCTTTGATGCCACAAGTAATTGGAGGTAGAATGCTGGCAATGAGATATGAACTTTCTAATAATCATTTTGCTGTGGGTTTGCACCCAGATGAAACAAAGCCAGAAAGTTTCCAGGGATATCATTCACCAAATATTTTGGTAATATTAGATGAATCTCCTGGAGTCAGTAAAACATTATATGATGCGAGTCAGAGTCTGCTAACTACTAATGCGTATTTTTTACAATTAGGCAATCCAGTTGGTAAAGGCGATCATTTTTATAAGGCTTTTCAGGATCCTAAATATTATAAAATCCACATCAGTTGCTTTGATAGTCCAAATGTAAGTGGTAAAGAACCAGCTATTCCTGGTTTGGTTGAAAAAGGATGGATAGAAGGTAGAAAATTAGAATGGGGAGAGGATTCTATTTTGTGGAGAGCTAAAGTGCTGGGAGAATTTCCAGAAGAGGATGTTGAATATGGTATACCTTTAAACTGGATAGAATTAGCTTTTGAAGGAGCTTGATTAAAATGAGGATCATGGGCTGTGATATTGCCAGATTAGGTAGTGACCAGTCTGTGTTTTGTATACGCAATTATGAAAATGGTATATATATAATTGAAGGTTTTGAAGAACACAGCAAGACTAAAACTAATGAATTAACTGATATAATAGAAGCGAGTTTTAGAAATTGGCATCCTATGTTTATAAGCATAGATGCTATTGGTATTGGTGCTGGGGTTGCAGACAATCTTGAAGAAAGAATGATTCCTTTATTTAGAGTAATTGGAGGAGCAAAAGCATTTAGACCCAAAGAATTTAAGGATTTAAGGTCTGAGCTATATTGGAGGTTGAGACAAGCATTTGAAAAAAGAGCGATTAAATTTAAAAATGTGACTCCAGAGCAAAAGAACAGGATTATATTAGAATTGAGTAGTATTAAATATTATTATACTCGTTCAGGACAGATAAAGTTTGAAAGTAAAGAAGAGATAATTAAGAGAATAGGCAAATCTCCTGATTATGCGGATGCTTTAGCTTATACTATGGTTGGAGAGCAGGAATGGTTAAATGGTGGCACTGGTATTGGTCAAGATTTGGAAATAGATTATGGTGAAGTAAGTCAATATAGAAAAGGCACATGGGCAGTTGAAGAAGATGAAGATATTTATAGTCCAGAAGATGGACATTTTGGAGATGGTGTGCCAATAATAATGTAGGTGGTGATTTAATTGGGAATAAAAGATTGGTTTAATAACATTTTAGAAGCAAGATTACCTTTTAGAAGAGCCAAATATGGGAGTGTCGACATCAGCTTAGGTAGTTATATTTACAAAAAAGGCAAAGATTGGAAAGCTCCTGAAGATAGGATCGCTATTTATGAAAAAGCTTGGAGTTATTATTTAGAAAATCAATTTGCCAGACCAATTATCAATTTGACAGCTTCTGCGACTTTTGGCAAAGGTATTCAATTTGTTGGTGATAATGATCAAGTTCAATTTGCAAGAGAATTAATTAAACAGCTGGATTTATTTCAAGTTGGCATTGAATCAGGGATATATGGAGACAATTTTATTAGAATTTTCCACGATAAAAAGGATATAAATCATTTTGAAATAGCTTTATTACCTCCAAAAACTATTGGCAAAATCGTAGACGAGGATAATGTGAATGAAGTAAAAAGTTTTGTCCAGCAATTTCCTCAAATTACCGATGATACAAATCCACAAGGCGAAGAAATTCCACCAGAGGAAATGGTTCATGTAATGGTTAATGCTGTAAGTGATAGTTTATTTGGTAATAGTGATTTGTATCACTTATTCTATCACTTGGATATGTATGATTCTCTGGTTGAGGAAGCTGATAAAAGAAGATTATTTGCCAGCCAGCCAATTGGTAAGTTTATAGGGATTGATTTAAGGTATAGAGTATTGCTGAAAAAAAGAATGGCTAAATTGAGCAGAGATGTGGACACTAAAAAAGGCATTAGGAGAAGTTTCCCACCAGGAACGCAATTATATTTGCCCAAAGGTGCAGATTATCAATTGGTAGAGCCTACTGGTAAATTTGATTTAGAAGCGATGATAAATAGATTGGCTAAAGTTATTGCTATGGCATCAGAAACACCGACCCACTGGCTAAATTTAGGAGAAATGGTAAACAGAGCTACAGCAAGAGAAATGTTATTTCCTTTTATGAAAAAAATTCAAAGGAGACAATCTATATTTGCCAGGAAGTTTGAAGAATTGTTTTATAAGATTTATAAAATATCTTTGGAAAAAAGTGGAGGAAAAAATATTTGGCCTTGGAAGACTGCTGAAAATAAAGAAGGTAAGTTTGACTTGAAAGTTGTATTTCCACCAATTCAGGATTATGAATTATCGGAAATTGAAAAAATCAGCAGGTCAATATTGTCAGTTAGGGCAGCAGGTATCATTAGCGCTAAAACAGCTTTGGATTTAATTTGCCAGTATTTTGGCTTGGATGTTGAGAAGGAAGAGGAGAAGCTGTCAAAGGAGCAGGAAGAGTCTGTTAAAGAAACAGAAGAAAGTTTTAGTAAAGTTGATTTGGCGATTGCAGAAATTGGCAATGCTGTTGCTAAAGGAGAAATAGAGAAAGAAGCTGCCACAAAATTGATTACAAAAATTCTTAATAGGGTGAAGAATGATTAAAAGTATAAGAAATGAGAAGGAGAAGTAAGGTGGAGCTTGATGTGATTTATAACGAGGATTGTTTTGAGGGAATGAAAAAGCTGCCCAGTAAAAGTGTGGATTTTTGTTTTGCAGACCCTCCTTATGGGATTTTAAAAGCAGACTGGGACACAAGTTATATAACAGGGTTTGAAAAAGAGTTATTGCGACTTTCTCGCAAAGGAGTTGCTATAACACCAGGTCAAGAGAATATAGCCCAATGTATTTTGGCATTAGGAAATGAATACAAAGGAATTCTTGCTGCGAGGAATAAGAATGGGATGACTTCTAATAAGGTGGGATTTGGAAATTGGATACCTATTGTTTTAGGAGGAAAGATAAAGAGAGGTCAAGATTATTTTGAGTTTGTTATAAAAGGCAAGAAACCTAAGCATCCTTCACCTAAACCTATTGATTTTATGATAAAGTTGATTGAGAGATTTACTGATGAAGGAGATGTTGTCCTTGATCCATTTATGGGTTCGGGAACTACTGCTGTAGCTTGTAAGGAGCTTGGCCGACATTATATTGGCTTTGAGATTAATGAAGAATATTGTAGGATTGCAGAGAGAAGATTAGCCCAGGGGTTTTTGTTTTAATTGATTGTTTTGCGAGAGATGAATGATGCTTTTTGATGTTTTGGATTTTGTCCTTTTATGGATTGCAATTCTTGATAGAGGAGTAAATAGATGGAATTGGAACAATTAAAAAGAGCAGCGTTATTAGCAATCAGATGGCATGTTTTAAATGAACAAGAATTGTCTGAAGCATTGAAAGCTGGTGGATATGGTGAATGCGGTATTGTAAGATATAATAGTAAAAGAAAGGTTGCTTGCTGTCCTGAGTGTGGAAGCAGTAATATTGAATATGAGGGTGGCTGTTCAGTCTGCAGATCTTGTGGGTATAGTGAGTGTGGATGAAAGGAAGGACAAATGAGATATAAAGTCCTGTATTGGGTTCTGATTGTAATTATCCTGTGCTTGATATGTTATTTGTTGGGTTTTGCCATGGATACAAATTGGCTAATGAACGCAGAGATAAGCTGAATGAATTAAGTATGCAATTTGTCCAGCTGGCTGATTATAAAGATAAAAAAGACTATTCAATTTTTGAAGCTGATGTAACAGCTTATTCCCCAGACAAAGCTCAAACTTTTGGAGATGTTTTTAGAACTGCGAGTAATTTGAAAGTAACTCCTTTGGATCTGTGGCAAATGAAGTATGTGGCTGTGAGTAGAGACTTGAAAAAGAAATATAATCTAAAGTGGGGAGATGTAATATATATAGGATTTGAGGTTCAGGATCTAATGGGAGAGTTTGCTGGTGGTAAAAGGGTAGTGAATACTGTTGATCTATTTTTAAGAAGTAGAAAAATTGCTAAGAATTTCGGTAGACAGAAGAGGAATATTATCATTGTGAAGAAACCATGAAAACAATAACAGAAAGCAAAGACATATCTCTGGCTATTCAGAAAGCTACAGAAAGAGCTATAAATTCTTTTGAGAAATATAGTGAGAATCAGCTGAAAAGATTATGGAGATTATATTATGAAGCCAGGAAAGAAATTGAGAGACAAATTGCTTTAAAATGGGCAGATTGGACTAAAGATGTAGCTTCTCCTACTGCTATTGGTAGATTGAGAGAATTACAGGATGCTATTGCTGCTGAAATGGAAGTTTTAAATGCTAAACTGCGCAGACAAGTACCACAGGCAGTCAGAGGAGCTGGAGAAAAAGGTATACAATTTGGTCAGGCTCAGATGGCAGCATTGCTTGACAATATAGAGACAACTCTCAGACCGGCTTTCACAGTTATAAATAGAGCAGCTATAGAAGTTTATGCTAATTACGCTTTACAATTAGTTGATGCTGACACAGTAGCAGCCACTCGTCAGATTCAAAATAGACTGCAACAAGGACTAATTCAAGCAGATACGATACAAAAATTGACCACTGATATTAGGCAAATGATCGGAGCGGAGTTTGGCAAGCCAGCAAAAGGTTTGACTTATAAAGCACAAAGAATTGCCAGGACAGAGATGGCCAGGGCGTTTCAAATGGGACACTATTCTTTTGGGCAATCTACTGATTGGATTATTGGTGAAAGATGGATGGTTAATAGTATAGGGCCTTGGCCTTGTCCAGAGTGTGCCGAAAGAGAAGGTAGAGAATATTATTATGCTAAAGGAGAAAGGGCTGAAATCCCGCTCCACCCGCTCTGTCGTTGTTTTACCACATATCTCTATAGGAAAGACTTGTTCACAAAAGAAGAATTGGAAAGATTGAAAATGGAAGTCAAAGGAGTTTATGAACCTCCTTTAGAAACTCGATTTCTCAGAGCTGAAGAATCTATAATGAATGAGTTTAAGAAAGATGGTCTTGAACATACTGCTATTTTAGATGAAAAGGGTAATATTATTTTTACCAAAACAGGTACTAAAAATCAAATAACTTTATCGCCATCAGAATCAGGAATACTTCGTCGTCAGAAAATTCATTCATTAACTATGATTCATAATCACCCTAATAGCTCAAGTTTTAGTGATAGTGATTTGATATTTGCTAAACGAGTCCGATTGAAGAGGCTGAGGGTTATTAGTGATAAATACAGATATGAAATATATCCAAAAAAATTGGGTGATTGGCCAGATGCCATGGCAGTAAGAATGAAATATCTTGAAGAAAAATCAAAAACATATTATAAATATTATAATAAAGTGCATTCAGGTCTGTTAGGTCCAAGAGAAGCTTGGCAACAGCATTCACATGAAATTATGAAAAATTTATCAAAAAGATTTGATTTAGTTTATAAGAGAACAAAAGTGAGGTAATTATGAACAATAAGAAAATTATAATTGACGATACGGAAGCTGGCATTGGCTATGACGCATATGAGTTATCTCCAGAAGAATTTAAAAAGAGACTTCAGCAAGAAATTGATAAGCTAAAAAAGAAAAAAACACAAAAATAAATTGGAGTATCATCATGAAAAATTTAAAAGATATTTTTGTAGATTATGAATTGTCTAATATATTGGTTTTGGTGGCTATTGGTGTGATGTGTATTGTTTTGCTGGTATTTTTTGGAGGTGAAAAAAAGATTGATAAGAATTTACCACAATTAACGGTTGAAAAGTTTTATTGTTATTGGTTTAAAGAAGATACTATCAGCTCGATCATTGTAGTCAAAAATACTGTTAATAAAGATTGGCAACAGAATGTCACTTTTAAAATTAAGGATATCAATAACAATTCTACAATTTATAGTGTGCAATGGCCTCATTGGCTGAATTATAAAATTGATAAGAAAAGCACAGTCACATTGAGTCAATTGTTTTCAGTGGACTTTGTGAAGAGTTCTTCTTCTTTTTGGATAGTATGGGAGTTCGGTGAACAAAAGTTTAGCAGGAGGTTTTTCTTAGATTAATTGTTTATTTTGAATTCTGAAGTTATGAAAAAAGAAGGAAAAAGAAATGAAAGAAAAATGGAAGTATGAAATATGTGATCAATGTGGTAGGATCCAGAGAATCGCTTATCAGTTAAAGATTCACTTTGGAGTAAAGTAATTTATCCAAATACAGATAAAATTTTGTGTTTAGAGTGCTTCTTAGCTTTAGCTGATAAATCTCATATTGAAGTCAAAGGATTTTACTTTTCTTGGCTGGATCGGTGAAAATATTAAAGGTGATGTGATAATAGATGAAATAGACGAAATAACAGTTGAAGAATTAGCTGAAAAAAATGCTGAAAAAACTGAGAAATTTATGAAGAAATGAAAGGAAAATATCATCAATTATATAGGAAAAGAATATACAATAAAATATCAATTTTCATCAATTGCAATTTTACTTCAGTTTTACTGTATCACTTTTTGGATAATGTGAAATTTGGGCATGATTCGCTGGATGTCAGGGGTGGAATATAGCCCATCGCTCGCTCAAATTGTGATCCTATGGGCATCTTGGCAATCGCTGGATGTCTTGGAAATGTTGATAAATAAAAAAGGAGATTGTGGGAGAAATAAAAATGACCTGGCAATTAGTAAAAAAGAAAGTGAGTATAAGTGAGGAATTAATCACTTTTTGTAGAATTGGTCGTAGACTTGAAGTTTACTTGCCAGTTTATGTTAGAGAAAAGATATATAACTTTGCACAATATAAATATGTGAATGTATATAGAGAAGGATCTAAGTTATTGTTTCAATTTGCTAAATCTCCCACGTCTCTGCATTCTCGCAGGGTGACACAGAATTGCAGATTTGCTATTCCTTGGAGTGAAATTAAGAAATATTGGAATGATGGATTGAAGAGAATGAGAGCGCCAGTTGTAATTAAGAAAAATGATATCATTATGGATGTGAAGGACTTGAGAAATGTGGATGAATAGCTTGGCTATTGACTTTGAACAAAAATTCATTGTTTTCATAAATAGAAAAAACATCAATTTTTTCAAATTCGCTATTTGACACGATCTGGATGTGGTAATCCGATTTTTGAGGATCTCCGAGAGTAAATTCTGTGAAAATGTTCAAATGTAATATCTATCTGTGAAAACTTCTTTTGCAGTTTAAAAAATAAAGAGAAATTTGCAGAAAAGTTTCAAGAGAGAGAGAATAAAATGGAAAGTGTAATAGTCTTCGCAATATTGGGAGCTTGCTGGAAAATAGGGAAGAAAATTGCAAAGGACGATTAGTATCATATTTATTTGCTGGCTGTCCAGTAGCTGGTGAATAATTTTTCATGATGGCTGGATTTTTGAAACCCTAATTGATTCGCTGGATGGCTGGTTGGGAGGTTGGGGAGTTACACATAAATTTTTATTTTTCAGTATTTCACTAAAGCCCCAACCTGCCATCCCTGACACCATTTGACAAATTTGAATGTTTGAAATACGATAGAAAATTGACCAAAAATTGATTTCCCGCTGCAATTTTTTAGTGGTAAAAAATATTTTCAAGTTGAAGAAGAGGGTGAAACAAGTGCAAAAAATAACTTTCTTGAGGAGAAAATGCAAAAGTTAATTTGGCCTTCTGATTTTGTGAATCAGATTATCTGTGGGCATGTTCTTGATGTTTTGAAAGAAATGCCTGATGAGTGTGTGGATACTATTATTACCTCTCCTCCCTACTGGGGCCTCCGAGATTACGGAGAAGAAACAAAAACTATGTGGGGAGGAGACCCTGAGTGCAAGCATAAGTGGGTTAACACAGCAGGTAAAAAACTAAGAGGAACAAATGATGGAAATTGGAAAGAAAGTATACCTTCTGCTCATCTTCCCGGAGGGTTATTATGCCAAAAATGTGGAGCTTGGTATGGACAATTGGGATTAGAACCCACTCTTGATATGTATATTGAGCATTTATTACAAATTACCGCTGAATTAAAAAGAATTTTAAAGCCCACTGGGGTAATGTTTTGGAACCATGGAGATTGTTATGGAGGCTCTGGCTGTGGTAAAGGAGACTATAGGAACAATAATGAGGTAAGTTTATCCAATCCTAATCTCTATTCTGATAAACCCAATCCTCAGTTAAAATTAACTCCAAAATGTATATGTCTCCAGAACTATCGCTTAATCCTCCGTATGATTGATGAACAAGGTTGGATACTCCGCAATATTATAATTTGGAATAAGCCCAATGGGATGCCCTCTTCCGTGAAAGATAGAATGGCTAACAAGTATGAGCCAGTATTTATGCTCACAAAGAAAAGGAAATATTGGTTCGATTTAGATGCGATAAGGATACCACAAAAAGAAAGTAGCATTGAAAGAGTAAAATATAAACATTCAAAAAGCGGAGGTAAAGGAAAAGGAGATGGGAAAAAATTTGGATTTTCTCAAGAATGTAGAACTTATAATAATCCCAATTATCCTAATCTACTCCATCCTCTCGGCAAAAATCCAGGCGATGTTTGGCAAATCCCTACTCAACCCTTTCCCGAAGCCCACTTTGCTACTTTTCCTGAAAAACTGGTTGAGCCAATGATAAAAGCAGGGTGCCCTCAATGGATTTGTAAGAAATGTGGGAAGGCAAGGGTGAGAATAGGGAAAGTAATTGGGAAAGAGCGAGTAAGTTGGGGAGTAGATAGAAAAGCAAGAGTTTTGGGAACGCCAGGTAAGCCAGCTATGAGAAATATAACTAAAACAGAAGGCTGGACAGATTGCGGTTGCAATGCTGAATGGGAAAGCGGTATAGTATTAGACCCCTTTATTGGGTCTGGTACTACTGCTCTTATTGCCCTCCAGCTTGGGAGAAGATTCATAGGCATAGATATATCCCCCAAATACTGTGAAATGGCGAGGAGGAGGATAAGAAACGAATTGAGGCAACTTAAGTTTCTTTTTTAAGGAGGTTAAAATGACACAGGAAGAGAAAAATGAGGTAAAACAGTTAATAGTCAAGACAATGATGGACTATAGAGGCTTGATGAAAGATAGAGTGAGAGCTGTCAACTATTTGAACATTGATGAAGTTGGTGAAGTTGTGGCTGATATAGTAATTGACAAATTGGAGAGAGAATATGACTTGAAACCAAAGAAAAGCACACCAGTGAGATGGTCAGATTGAGGGAAGAAATTGAATACAAAATTGATGAATTGAAGGAATGGTTAAAAAAGGAGAGTGTGGCTTTTAGTGATTTAGTGGAGAAGCTCTGTTTAGAATTGGAAGAATTAAAATTGTTTATTGGGAGGGGTGATAAAAATAAAAATAAATGAATTTAAAGTTAAGGGCTATGATGCGAGTAAAGTAAGGGATGACCAATTGAGGGATGATTGGAGGTTATTGTGTGCTAAGTATAGTGTAATGAAGAAGGGTGGGAAGACTGAATTTGCTAAAATTGAGGATTTGATTGAATTTGCAGAAAAAATAGTGAGAGAAATGCTGAAGAGAAAGATAATAGTTTTCCACCCAGACAAGATGAAGAAAAGTAGTTTAGAGCTATTAAAGAAAATATTGAGCAGAATTGGCAAGGAATTGTCAGATGTGACAGAGAGCTTGAAGTTAAAGAACGAAAAAGATGTAGTATATATTCCTGACTTTGTGTGCCAGATAGGTAGCAGTGTCAAGAAAGACAATTATGAAGACATAGACATATTGTTCAGAAGACCACCCAGAGATCCAAGTTTAGAAGTGCTGGTTGCTAAGACTCTCGGCAGGCAGAATAAAGAATATCATTGGGTATATAACCCAGAAGGTCCTCATGATGACTATGTGCCTTTGTTCGATTTGGTGTTAAGAGCTAAGGACAAAGGTATTGTTAAGGTTAATGAGGGTAAAAGTACAGAGAATAAAAAAGTTATCAAGCTGAATTTAGGCTGTGGTGATAATAAGCTACCTGGTTTTGTTAATATTGATATTACTGGGCATCCCGACTTATATTGGAACTTAGAACATGGCATACCATTTCCCAATGATTCTGTGGATTATGTGTTGGCTAAACATTCACTTGAACATCTGAGCAACCATTTCTTCATTATGTCAGAGATTTGGAGGGTATTGAAACCTGGAGGCATCTTTGAATTTGAATTTCCCAGTACTAAAGGACAAGGAGCATTCGGCAATCCTACCCACAAGAGTATGTGGAATGCGGTTACTATACAATTTTTTTGTGAAGACAATTTGCGCAAAAGCCATTTCATATATCCCAAGTTTGAAATAGAAAAGTTGGAAGAATATGACGATCCTGAGTGGGATGCTGTGTATTTGGTTGGCAAATTGAAGTGTGTTAAAAATTCTGGGATAGATGAAGTACTTGAAAGTAAAAATCTCAAGCCACTCCAGATTTTTACTCCACTCAAGACCTCAAGTGGATATACTATGCAGGAATATTATGATATTAAAACTTTTGTGGATAAGTGGGCTGATGCTTATTTGAAGAGAGGTAAGAAAATAGACACAGAGATTAAATACAACGGTTGGAGAACTGTTTTGCAAAAAGACAATGGTAACACTTTAATTTACTTTGAGGATTCTAAAAGAGATAGAAGCAATCAGTTTCCAGACTTGGTAGCGGACTTGAAAGTTATAGACAAGCCAGTTATATTGGACGCTGAATTGGGAGCTATTGGTCCAGGTGGTAAAGTTATAGCCAGGAAAGACTTAGCTTACTGGGGCACTACTAAAGATAAAGTTTATCGCAAGTTTGAAACGCCAGCAGGAGTAAAAGGAACTTTAGTGTGCCATGTGTTTGACTGTCTGTATTATGATGATAAAGATTTACACAATGAACCTTGGACTGTCCGTAGAGAGCAATTAGAGAATATTTTTGCTAAGTATGACTTTAAAATTTTCAAGCTATCTCCTAAAAACATTTCTGGCAGTAAAGCAGACTTGATAAAAGATATTCAGAAGGTTAGTAAAGTTGAGGGTTCAGAAGGGGCTGTGTGTAAAGTAACTGATTCTACATATCCTTTAACTGGACAGACCCCTGCCTGGGCTAAAATTAAAACAATAGTTGAATTCAAGGTTCAAGTAATAAAAAGGAATTCTGTTAAAGGTACTACTAATGTGTTCAATTATACTGTTGGGTATTTGTCTAAAGGTAAGTTGGAGACTTTGGGTAAAACTTTTAACACAACTGTGAAAGCGAACCCTGGCGATATACTGACCATAACCGCACAAGAAATTATACCAAAATTCAAAGATGGTCGTTGGCTAATTGGTGCAGTTGTACCAGCAGTTCGAGACATAGAATTAGCCAGAAAGAATCCAGAGACAGCTGAAGAAATAATTAAGAGAGCTTATGCTGCAGGTATATTGCAGATTAGCCCTGATGTGAGAGATGAGTTGAAAAAGAGTAAATTGATATCATCAAGTGAAAGTTTTGTTATCATTGAAGCAAAAAAGGAAGGTGAAGCAGGAGAGAGAGGGAATATTACTATTACTAAAAGAATGAAAGGTGATGGGGTTCTTCAACTACACATAATGGGTTTAACTGAGGATGGGGTGAAGAAAATCATGAGGAATTCATTAAGAATCATGGCAGCCGTTAGAAAAGGTCTTAAACCTTTTAGAGATATAATGCAATCGTTAATTTCAGCGGGTTGTCACATAGACTTAAGATTACATCCTTCAGGTAAGAATTATTGGGAAGGTGGAGAAATACTAATTGGCAATATTAAAGGGCTTGATAAGTTGGCAGATTATAAACCTGGAGACAGCTTACGGTTTATGTGGAAACAGCCCAGAAAAGGTGAAGGTGAGGCTGAGGTAATTAGAGGACCTTTGTCATGGCTGGATTTTGGTAAAAAGAGCCCAGCCATATTTGAGCCAGGAGAAGTGGGTGCATTCAGTAAGTCATATGCAGTAATGATAATAATAGATTTCATAGATTGGAAAGCTCACAAACAAGAAGAACATATTAAAGAATTTGAGTTCAATTTCACAAGGAACAAAAATTTGTCAGGTAGATGGTTATTCATGTATGCTCCAATTGCTGACGGCAAGCGAATTTGGATAGCCAAAAGACCTAAGGATCAAACTTTTTTCAAGGATGAATAAAAAATCATATTTTAATTATTATAAGAGGAGGTGAAAAATTTTGGGCATTATAGAAGCAAGAGGCTATGGTAAAGGTGTAGGAGGTTACCCTCAAGCAGATGGGGGAGCTAAATATTGTGTCTGTCCAGTATGTGGTTATAAAGTTGTTCACAAAAAGATTGGGTTGGGCAAATCGATTCCTTGTACCCAAATAAAATGCCCAAAATGTGGCAATATGATGAGAGGCTCTGATGAAGCTAAAAAAGTAACTAAGAAGTATGGTAAATATGGAAAATATGGTGATTATGGCAAGTATGGCTATGGTTATTATGGTTATGGTTATTATGGTAAATATAACAAACAGTTTAAGAAAGCACTCAGTCTGTTAGATAAATTAATTAAGACAATAAAAGACAAAGCGACACAAACCAAGTTAACCCAGATTAGGAATCTATTAGCACCCAAATATGGTTATTATGCTTCTAAAGAATTGGCAATCCAGAATACTACTGAAGCAATAGCTAAACTGAAAAGTATGAATATTAGTGAGCTGAATAAAATAGCTGAATTGATTAAAGAAAGTAAACCTCCAAAGAGAACTCCAAAGTTATCAGAAGGCACAATTCGCAAGAATCAAGAAATCACAGAGAATGTTATTAGTTTGGACTGGATAGAAGAAGATAAAGAAAAACCGTTCAGATTCAGTGGGGTAGCTTTAAAAGCAAATGCAGAAAGTGCCAATGGTAGATTTTATCCGAGAGAAGTAGTAGAATCAGCAGTTAAAGAGGCTAAAGAGAATATTGAAAAATTAACAATTATGATGGGCCATCCGACAGGTGATGACCCCAGTAGGATTGTTGGCAGACCTGTCGAGATAGATTTAAATGACAATGGAGAAGTTACTTTTGTTGCTGAGTTAAATAATACGTCTTTGGGTAAGGATGCGCAAGAATTACTGAAATTCAGACCAGCCGGTTCACAGGAGCTGTCCATAAGGGCGGAAGGTAATTTAATGACTGAAAAAGTCAATGGTCACAAAAGAGAAAGAGTATTAGAAATGCATTTGAAAGGTATTGATCTCGTATTAGAGGGAGCAATACCAGGAGCAAAAGTTAAAGAAGTGTATGAAAACAAGGGAGGTGTTGAAAATATGACAAAGGAGGAATTACTCCAGATGAGCGAAGTTCAGGATCTGATTGAGGATGCTAAGGAGACTTTAGCTGCACAAGTTGAGGAATTGAGTACTGAAGTTGAGGAATTGAGTACTGAAAAAGAAAAGCTACAAGAAGAATTTGATAAATTACAAGAGAAGATTAAAGAGCTGGAGACTAAATTAGTGGCTGCTGAACAGGAACGGGATAAACTAAAAGCAGAAATAGAGCAGAAAAAGTTAGAAGAGTTTATTAATAAGAAAATTGAAGAGCTGGATGTTGATGATAAGGTTAAGGAGTTATTGAGGAAGAGAGTGGTTGGTAGTAACGAAAAGGAAGTAGAAGAATCTCTTAAAGCAGAGCTTGACTATATTAAGGAATTGGTTCCACTTACCAGAGAGAAGAAGACTTTGGTGTATGGTAAACCTCCAGTAGGAGCAACAAAAACAACATCTAAAACTGAAGCAGATATTTTAAAAGAAGGTAATGAGAAACTGTGGAATTTGGCTGAGAATATACAGAGAATTTATGACGAAGAGGACGAGGATTAAGTTACAGAGAGTTATTAGGAGGTGATTTAATTAAATGAGCAGGAAAATAATGACATATAATTCTTCATTAGAGAACTATGTGAGAGCGGGAATATTGAGTAAGTTTACAGCTGGAGCAAACATTGAAGCTGGAGACATGTGCTATTTAGATGGAGCAGGTAAAGCAAGACCTGCAGCTGACCCTATGTTACTGTTTGGTAGAGGAGGGATAGCAGGTGTGGCTGAGACTAAAGCTGCTGAAGGAGAAGAAGTTTTGCTTTGGCAGACTGGTGTATTTGAATTTACAACTTCTGTTGCTCAGGCAATAAAACCTGGAAATTATGTGTATGCTACTGGGAGCAATACAGTTGATTTGGGTGGTGGTAGAGACCAAGAAATTTCAGTAGGAGTAGCAGAATCTTCAACACCAGGATCTGCGAGTGGTGAAATTGTGGAGGTATTTATTACTCCAGTTCAGAAGCGTTCACCATATTGTTATAACCAGGCTAATCCGTACTTATAATTTAAGCTTGAAAGCGATGGAGGTGATTTAATAAAATGAAAAATAACGATACAGAATTGATTAGTGTGCAAGACTTAAGAGAGACAGCGGTTCAGACTTCAGGCTGGACAGAAGCTCAGCAAAGAGTGATTAGAAAACTGCTGAAGGAAGCTCGTACGACTTCAGAGATGCCAGAGCTGTTAAGAACAGCTTTTAATACCAAATTGCTGGATGGTTATATGGAACATGTGGCATTGTGGCCACAAGTATTCGACTTGGTCACAATGACTAAAGGTAAGGAGATTGATTTCCCAGGACTGAAAGGTATTCATGTTTATGAGGCGATTAGCGGACAGGAGAAGCACTTTACAGGACCTGTGTCTGGTGAAGCGACTATGAAACCAAGGAAATTTGAGTGTTTGCTGGGTTTCACTGAGGAGATGCTGGAAGATGCAGAAGTTGATGTTATGGGGTGGTGTTTAAGGGTAGTTGGTCACAGGTTTAAACAGAAAGAAGATGAAATAGCTTTTGGGGCTTTTACTACTCGGGGAGCTTCGATGAATCAGAATACTAATACTGGATTGAATGCAGCGGCTCTCGAATCGGCTATTGCAACCTTGATGAACAGAACTGTAACAGCAGGAGGAAGAGCTGAGAGAGATCCTATTGCTCCTGATGTGATAATTGTTGATCCTACTCATTTGTATCAGGCCAGGGAATTAATTAATACTTCTCTAACTGTAACTGCTAATATTGGTGGGACTGTAGCAGCTGGTGGAACTAATGTATTTCAGAATGTGCTGAATATTATATGCTCTCCGTATGTGGATTCTGATTATTATTACATCGGAAAAGCGAAGACTGGAGGAGGCTGTGTATTTTTAAGGAGATTAATGCTACAGATTAAGCAATGGCAAGATTTATTACGAGACACAGAAAATGCCAGAGCTAAGGCAAGATTTGATGCTGATATTTTGGAACCAGATAAATGGGTCAGGACAGAATATTAAAAATATTGAGATAAAGGAGCTGGTATGTTGTCGCTCCTCTTCAAATATGGGTAGGTAGCTTGTGTTGGCTCCTACCCATTTTTTAAAGGAGGTTAATTAAATGAGTATTTCTTCAGGGTATAGTGGTATACCTGTGGTGATTAAACCTATTAAGAGACCAGCCAATAAGGAGATATTGAAGCAGTGGCAGGAGTTGGACGAAATTAAGAGGAAGAAAAAACAAGAAGCAAAATTGAGACAGGAGAAGCTGAAAAAAGAAAAGATTAAAAGAAGACCAAAAAGCAGGTGATAACTAATGGCATTAACTAAGAATAGACTACCAGTAGGAGACTGGTTAACAGGAGCTATTAAACCGAACCAGGTTAATGTAGGAACTACTCCTACTCCGTTACCCACCACAGCACTAAATCACCGAAGAAGCATAATCGTATATAACAACGGCTCAAATACTGTTTACCTCGGAGATGCAAATGTTACTGTGGGAAATGGCTTGCCGATGCCCCCAGGAGGTTCATATAGTTTTAAATTGGATGTTGGTGTGGTTCTATATGGTATAGTAGCTTCAGGGACCGAAGATGTGAGAATACTTGAAGGGAGTTAAAGATGAAAAAACTTGAATTTATTGGGCTAATAACAGTTTTATTATTGAATATAGCATCAATTTGTAATGCTCGTTATATGGGTTATTCTCCGAATATCTATTATTGGATGAGAGATGTAGACGCTAATGACCACGAATTATTCAATGTTGAGCGGATAAGGAGTAAAGATGAGTTAAACCTTGTGGTCAATGCCTACTACGATGAGGCAAGCGGTAACTGGTATAGGATTGATGAGAGTAAAACGTGCTGGAGGATAAATCTTTCTACAGGAGATTTTGCGAGATTTTACTCTGCTGGAGCTGGAACGGGAGCTATTGTATGGGAGGAAAAGTTTGCGCTACATACTGCTAGTGTCCTTTTCCGAGCTAAGATAACGGAAGTTGATTTTTACTCCCAAACTACAGAACCTAATATAACCACTGGCCGAGTAGCCCTCTGGGAGGACACAGATGATAACCGGTGGTGGTTTATTTGGGATAGAGATGACACGCAGTATAAAGTAGGCTTTGAAAATGCATCAGGAGAGCTTCAGTGGACACCTGTGTGGGAAGAGCAAAGGGCGCATATTACACAGTTTTACAAACCTGGAACTAATTATCCAGCTGAGGGTGAAATTGGCGTTACTCCAGTTCTTCTCTTTGATGCTACCAATGATGAAGAGATATATTATGAGTGGGCAGTGCCTGATAATTATGATCCAGGCTCTGATATAAAGTTAAGATTTGCTTGGGCACCAACTGATGCATCAACGGGTGATGTTGTTTGGGCAACGGAATATACGATTGTAACTCCAGATAACGATGAGGTTCTAACAGTTGCAACTACTACCGCAACTGTAACTGATTCAGCAGAAGGTCTTGCAAATGAACTTTTATTAACAGATTTCATAACGATATCAGGGACAGGGGTTCAAGCTAAGGATACTGTCTCAATGAGGATTTACAGAGATGCTGATGCAGATGACTATGGAGTAGATGCTGCTTTAGTTCATTTAGGGCTCTATTTCCAAGTTGATAGGAATGGTGTGGCATCTCCTTGAAATTGAATAATGGAGGTTAATATGACTAAAAAGCTTATAATTGCTTTGGCTTTAGGAACATTTTTAACAGGGATAGCTTTTGGGCAAGCATTAAAAACGATAACGGTCAAGGATATAAAAGTTATGAATGTTACAATAGCGAACCGTGACGGCTCAATTGATTTCTCAGCTAATTACTATTTTGTGGATGATAATGGTAATAGAATTGAGGAGCTTGGAACAAGAAATTTTACGAGATGGGGAGTGAAGATAAGCAAATTACCTGGTGAATTGAAAGCCGCTCTACAAGTTATAAATAACTATGCGAGACAAGAGATAATCAAAGAAATAAAAGGGAACAAATAAGAAAGATTAATTGAATTAATGGATAACTGTCCTTTCTGTCCAATAGAGAAAAAGACCGAGTGGTTTCTAAAAGAAAAAGATTTGGTGGTCTGTGAAGATTTAGATAGTAAGAACTTCAAAATGAGAATTTTAATTGTCTTTAGTGGACAGTCTTATCACAAACCGTACGAAAGTTACAGAGCTGAAACTGTTGAATATATGCTCCAAAAAGGGATAGATGTAGCGAACAAACTTATTCAAGAAAGAAAAATTAACAAGATTAAAAATATTGATATTAGTCATTTCAAAGTTAGAGACCATTTTCATTTACAAATAGGAGTGATGTAATTGACTAATAGAGAAAAATTGAGACTTTTAATTGGTGATAAAAATAAAATAATGGTCAACGACCAATTTGGTGTTGGTGATGGGAGTAATAAGTACTTTCAATTGAGTATGTATCCAGTTAGAGCAACTACTGAAGTTATTATTTTAAACAACAATTCACAGACAAGGAATACTGACTACACAATTGACAACGATACTGGTTTAATCACAATGACCTCAGCTCCGAGTAATGGTGCTATATTAAAAGCTCAGAAGTATGAATATAATGCTTTTAGCGATGATGAGCTTGACCAGATATTGTCGGATTATGGCAATGATATAAATATGGCTGCTGCTCACTGCTGCAGAGCTTTAGCAACAAATGCTGCTAAATTCTTTGTTTATTGGTCAGGCGACGAGAAAGTGGATAAAACCAAAGAGTGTCAGAATTTCTTGAGAATGGCAGAAGCATTTGAACAGAAAGCTAAAGAAGAACAGGCAGCAAGCTTAGCAGTGGGTGTATTAAGAGCTGAGATATATTCAGAGGATGAAGGTGATTATACAGGAATTTATCAGGATTGAAAATGTTAACTAAAGAAGATATAAAATGGACAAAGCTGAATGAGCTTGGTATTTATGGAGGAAGGAGATGTAGCCCAGGAGAATTTTATTTTAAGAAAAGAACTTTGGATAGTATCGATCCATTTACAAATGAAAAAAGTTGGACTTATGCAGAGGAATATTGCGAGCCTGTAATTCAGATATTGAAAGGTGAAGAGAGAGAAATCGTGGCAGCACCAGGCTTCCTTGAGCGGGGAGACATAATTGCTACAATAGATTGGAGAAAGGAAGAGATAAACACTTCTGAACCAACTACTGTGGGAGGTACTCAATATTATGAAGCTGTTTACAAAGATGAAACTTATGTTATTAGACAAGTGCACAAGACTGGTTTAGGCTCTGAAATAACGAGGCAAATAATTTATTTGGGTAAGAAAACAGGTGGGTAAAATGCCAGCAGAAATGTTTAATTGGGACAAGGCTGAAAATGTTGGTAGGAGTGATGATGCTATAACAGAAGCTTTAGATAGGGTTGTTAAGAGATATGCAGTTGAAGCTGCGGAAAATGCTAAGCTGCACTGCCCTGTATTGACGGGCACTTTGCAAAAAAGTCTGACAGCTTCTGTGGATTATAAGAATAGAGTTTATCCCGCTGTGACTGGACAAAAAATAGACAAATTGACATATTTAGTTGGCTCAGCTCTACCATATACTGCTAAACAAGAATTTGAGCACAAAACTAAGAGCCATTTTATTCACAAAGGTATTAAAAGTGTGAAAGAGCCAATGAAAAAAGAAGCAGCCAATTTATTGACCAAAATATTGGGAGATTTTTGGAAAAAAGGGGTGATGTAATTTGACTCGACAGAATATAAAAAATGGTTGTTCTTATGGTAGGGAAACGAGAGCTATTTTATTGAGTTTTAAGGAAATGGTTGAGAAGCTGATAAGTAATGAAACTAAGCATATATATGAACAGCTGGAAGTAGCTAATGACAAGATTGATAGGCTGGCAAGATGTATTGATGAATACAAAAGGTTTTCAAGGAGGATATTTTTCTCTTTATTGATTACTGTGATTGGTGCTTTAGTTTCAGCTTTAGTAATGATTAAGTGGTAATTGAAAGGAGGTAGATTTGAGTGTAAGACTATTAATTACTGGAGGATGTGGGTTCATTGGTTCTAATTTCATCCATTATATTCTTAGAAGCTATCCTACTTATAAAGTTTACAATTTAGATAAACTCACCTACTCAGGCAATCCTGATAATTTGAAGGATATTGAAAATAATCCTAATTATATTTTTGTTAAAATGGATATTTGTGATATCCAGAATTTCCCTTTTGATCCTCCTGATTGGATAGTCAACTTTGCTGCTGAGAGCCATGTTGATAGAAGTATAAGAGACTCCTTGCCTTTTATAAAAAGCAATTATTTAGGAGTGCAGAGACTTCTTGATTATGCGGTTCGATATGACTGTAAATTTTTTCAAATTAGCACAGATGAAGTATATGGAGAAGTGCTTGATGGATTTGCAGATGAAGATTCTCTTTTGAAGCCTTCTTCTCCTTATTCAGCAAGTAAAGCAGGAGCAGATTTGTTAGTACAAGCTTACGGAAGAACTTACGGACTTAAATACATTATCAGCAGGAGTACTAATAACTTTGGTCCTTATCAGTATCCTGAAAAACTAATCCCTCTTGCAATAACAAATTTACTTGAAAATAAAAAAGTGCCTATCTATGGAAAAGGAGACCAAATACGAAACTGGATATTTGTAGAGGATAATTGTAGAGCTATAGACCTTCTTCTTCACAAAGGGAAATTTGGAGAGATATATAATATAGGCTCTTTATATGATGATGTGACTAACTATGAATTAATCAAGTTTATAATTGAGAATATGGCGCTTGACTATGAATACTTTATAGAATTTGTTCCTGATAGACCTGGGCACGATAGGAGATATGCAGTTGATTGTAAAAAAATTACTGAATTAGTTTTTGAAATAAAAGATAATTTAGAAACAAATTTGAATAAAACCATTAATTGGTATATTAATAATGAGTGGTGGTGGAAGAAATTAAAACTTAAAGAGGATGATAAATGAAAGGAGTATTACTTGCGGGCGGTAAGGGAACGAGGCTTTATCCTTGTACTAAAGTGACGAATAAACATCTTCTACCAGTGTTCAATAAACCGATGATATTCTATCCTCTGAAAACTTTAATTAACTCAGGGATTAAAGAAATTCTGATTGTCACTGGCAGGGAACATATGGGAGCAGTTATTCAGACTTTGGGAAGTGGAAAAGACTTTGGAGTAGAGTTTACTTACAAAGTCCAAGACCAAGCAGGAGGAATTGCTGAAGCATTATTGTTAGCTGAGGATTTTGTTCAGGATGATAATGTTGCAGTGATTTTGGGTGATAACATTTTTGAAGAGGATTTCAAATCTGATATCCTTGATTTTACTGGAGGGGCTAAGATTTTTCTGAAGAAAGTTAGCGATCCCCAGAGATTTGGGGTAGCTGAAATTAGAGATAGCAAAGTAATGAGGATTATTGAGAAACCTAAGAAATTTATCAGTGACTTAGCAATAACAGGTTTTTATTTATATGATTGTGAAGTTTTTGATGTAATTAGAAGCCAAGAATATTCAAATAGAGGAGAATTAGAAATTACTGATACTAATCGATATTACCTCGTTCATCATCGTTTGACATATAGAATACTTGATGGATTCTGGAGCGATGCGGGGACCTTTACCTCTCTTTTTAAGAGTAGTCAGTATTTTTATGAAAGAAATAAGATTGAACAATAGTAAAAAACAGGGAGTTAAAGATGTCTTTAGTCAATAATCTCGGGGAAGCTTTTTACAATAGTTTGGTATACTTCTTAAGAAGCTCAGCAGATTTGGAAAATGATTTTGATGATAGAGTTTATATTAGTCATCCTGATTTAAATCTTTCAGATTTAACATTACCTTTCATTCTTATTCATCCTTATTTAGAAGAACATGATGTGAATGTTCAGCCTGACTATGAAGGCACAGAGTCAAGGCTGGCGAGGTTTAATTTTACTATTGGAGTTTATTGTCGGGCTTATTCTCAGCAAAGAGAATTGCCAGAACTTGTAAGGAGAGTGATTCTGTCTTCTAAGGTTGGTAATAAACATGGAATTCAGATCTATAAAGGTTTTGATAATAGTGGCAATCCTGATGCAGGTTCTGAATTAGTTGTTGCTGATATTGAATTAGGTAGTATTACACCTCTGGGGGGAGAAACAGAAGAGGATGTAGTAAGGAAGTTTAGAAGCATGATTGATGGATATTGGGAAGTTTTAAAAGATAAGACTAAAAAGTTTATAAACAGTGATTCTTAAAGGACGAGTTTAAATGGTTAAAGTAAATATCGTTGTGCCAACTTATAATGGCAAGAAGTTTTTAGATCCTTTGTGGAAGTGTTTAAGGGAGAATATATCTGATAAAATAAATTGGAAATTAACTTTGGTAGATGATGGTTCAATAGATGGTACTGATAGATGGGCAGAAAAATATCCAGAGATTAACTATATTAAGAATGAAGCAAATGTTGGTTTTGCTAAAAGCTGTAATAGAGGTGCTAAGAGTTTAGAAGCTGAGTATATATTGTTTCTAAATAATGACACAGAGCCACAAAAAGGCTTTTTAGAGTATATGCTGAAAATTGCTGAGGATAATTACCCCAAATTTCCAATAGTGGGTGCAAAATTGTTGACAATTGATGGTAGATTTATACAGCATGCAGGAATTAGGTTTATGGCAGCTTCTGGGTATCCTTATGAATATGGCCAAGGTAGGCCAGCAGATGATTATAGTTGTAATAAAAGCAGAGAAGCTGAGGCTGTAACTGCAGCTTGTATATTGGTAGAGAAAGAAGTATTTGACAGGTTGGGTGGTTTTTGTGAAGAGTTTATTAATGGATGGGAAGATGTAGATTTTTGTTTAAGGGCAAAAGAATATGGCTATGGGATTTACTATTGTGCAGATGCTGTAATATTGCATCATCGTTTTGGCTCTGAGGGTAGATTTTTACATGAGACTGAAAATAAGTCTTTATTCAGAGAAAAATGGCTTCATCACAGGAAATTAGATGTTATTGCTCCTTTTTGGATAGCTATTGCTGCCACTTGGAGATGTAATTTAAGATGTGTTCATTGTAATATCTGGAAAAAGCGATCTTCAAATGATTTGGATGTGTTTGAGTTACAGAAATTTATTGCTCATAACTTTTTCTCTAATATTACAAATGTATGTATTTTTGGAGGGGAGCCTACTCTACACCCTAATCTTGTTGAATTACTTGCGATTTGCAATAATCGGTGGCCAGGTCAGGAGATAGGAGTTGTTACTAATGGCACAAATTTTCCTCTCCAGAAAAAAATTTGGCAGACTGTTGCAAATAATCTAAAAGGTAATTTTGTTATTAGGGTTAGTATAGATGGCAGAGAGGAAGTCCATGATAGACTTAGAGGTGTCTCTGGAGTTTTTAATCAAGCAATTGAAACTGCAAAATTTTTAAATTCCCTGTGGCCACATAAAGGAGGGATAAGTATTACTGTTTATCCTGACACAGTTGAGGAGTTACCTTATTTAATTGAATTCATAGAGAAATTGGGAATAACTTTCTGTATTAGAACAGGAGTTTCTGGAAGTTATTTTGTAGGGAAAGTAAAAGAAAAATGGACTCCTGAGAAGATAGGTCTTTTAGATAGGATTATTAATCAAACACCGAATAGACTATTTGCTCATGACAGATTTGCAAAAAAGATTACTCAATTCTTGAGAACAGGTGAACATAAAAAATGTGAGGCTTTTAGAAAGAGTTTGGTAGTTGATACAGATCTTAGTGTTTCTATCTGCCACGAATTGAAGCCTCTTTGCCACTTGAAAGATCTTCCTAATGTATGGGGTCGTACAGCTGAATGGTGTCAGCTGGGCGTCAATTGTTTAACTGATAAGTGTTTTAGGCCGAGTTGTCATATAGACGGCCCTTATAGCACCTGTTATATTGCAGATTAATGGAGAAAATGAAGAAACGATTATCTGAAGAGCATAAACGGAAAATAGGCATTGCTAATAAAGGAAAAATTCCTTGGATTAAAGGTAGGCATCATACTGAAGAGACTCGCAAGAAGATAAGCAATGCATTAAAAGGGAAGGTATTTACTGAAGAGCGGAGAAAAAAAATAAGCAATGCTATGAAAGGAAAGATCTCCTGGAATAAAGGTAAAAAGCTCTCACCTATAACTATAGAAAAAATTAAAGAAGCCCTAAGAAACAATCCACCAAACTTATTAAAGAGAAGATTGAGAAAATTCCATATTTTAAAGCAGAAATATCATATGCATCCTAAATGGCTATTCTGGTATTGGTATTTTTATCAAAGAAAATCATTGTATCAGTGTTCAAAAATTCTTGGCTTTTCCCCAACTAATTTCAAGTGGTTATTTAAACAGTTTGGTTTTACTCCGAGAGATCTCAGAGAATCTCATTTAGGAGTTAAGCAATCAAAGTGGACTAAACTAAAAAGGTCTCATGCTTTAAGAGGCAAAAAACGGTCTGCACAAGCAATTAAGAATGTTATGAGACGAAGGATTCCCACCAGTTTGGAAATTAAGTTTCAGAGAATTGTTGATAAATATGGCTTACCTTATAAATATGTGGGTGATGGCTCATTTATTCTTGAAAATTGTAATCCTGACTTTATTAATACTAATGGCAAGAAAATTGCAGTGGAAGTTTTTGCCAGATATTATAAGAGCAGAGGTGGTAGGAGTATAGAAGAATGGAAGGAGAAGCGTTCTAAAATATTTGGCAAATATGGTTGGAAGGTAGCATATTTTGATGAGACTCAAATAACAGATAAGATAGTTTTAAAAACTTTACAATTTTTAGGAGGAAATTGTGATTAAATTTTCTATTATAATTCCTACCTATAATAGACACCAGAATTTATCATGTTGTTTGATGGCTTTAGCAAAACAAACCTTCCCTACAGAATTTTGGGAAGTCATTATTAGCGATGAAGGTACAGACCCTGCTGTGAAGATAGCTCAGAAGTATTCAGCTATAATGAATATAAAGTATCTATGGAGAATAGGCAAGACAGGTAATCCAGGTCCAGCAAAAAATCTGGCAAGTAAAATTGCTATTGGAGAAGCTCTGATATTCGTGGATTCAGATGTAATTCTTAATCCTGATGCTTTGAAAGCCTATGATAAGTTACATAGTTTATATCCTGAGACAATAATTTGTGGCAGATATGATTGGCTGATGCCTATGAATATAACTGAAGAATTGGTGGCAAATCAATTTGATAAAGTAGTAAGTAATCAATTTCCACAAGTAGCTCCTATTTCTGCTGGTCCTCTACCAGGAGTAGATCCAAGGTGGAAGGATGAAAGGACAAAATTTTGGAAAGAGCCGAGTAGTTTATCGCCAGTTACAGGTAAACCTTTTGCTTTAGGAATGTTTGGAGGTAATTTGCTAATCCCTAAAAAGCTTTTTTTGGAAGCAGGTGGTTTTGATACGAATATAAGAGGACATGGAGGGGAAGACTGTTGTTTAGGATGGGAACTGTTTAGGAGAGGAGCAAAAGCGTTATTTTCAGAGGAAGTAATTGGCTGGCATATCTGGCATCCGAGAAATCAAGCTCAAAATGAACAGGATGTTAAAAAGAATATTAGGTACATAGAAAATAAATATCGGGATTTACACATTAAGTATGGAATTATTGCAGAGCCAGAGAAGAATATGATTTACAGTGATGATGGGATGTTTCTTCCTTTAGAGAAAAGAAAAGAACTTGGTGTCTAAGGCTATGATTGAATATTCTATTGTGATACCGGTGTATAATAGACCATTCGAATTGGAGTGCTGTTTGACTTGCTTGTTTAAACAGGAGTTTGATTTTGATAAGTTTGAAGTGGTTGTTTGTGATGACGGTTCTCAGAAAGACATTTTGTCAGTTGTCAGGAAGTTTGCTGACTTTAATATTAAGTATTTTTGGCAGCCAGATAGAGGGTTTAGAGCAGGTCAAGCTCGCAACAGGGGAGTTGAGCTGATGAATGAAAATTCTGATACAATAATATTTATAGATTCTGATATTATTGTCAAGAATGATTGGCTGGCCACTTATCACAGTCTGCATAGCCAATTCCCTGATTGTGTAATTTGTGGCAGGTACGATTTCCTATTGCCAATGAAGCTGACACTGGAGGATGTATTATTTAGGTTTGATTTGGTGGTAAGCAATAGGGTAAATGTTCAATATATTCCTAAGGGTGAATTAATTGGTGCTGATATAAGACAGTCATTATTTGAAAGAGATAAAAGGTATAGAGACAATTCATCAAGGAGGCCAGTTTCAGGGTCTGGTGGCGCTTTATTTGGTGGTAATGTTTTAATGCCTAAAAAGATTTTTTTAGAGGTTGGAGGTTTTGATGAAAACATCGTTGGGCATGGAGGAGAGGATTGTGATTTAGGTCAAATGATTGATGAATTTGGGTATAAGTTCATCTTTACAGATGAAGTGATGGGCTGGCATATTTATCATGAAAGAAATCAAGAAGCAAACATAGAAAGTTTGAAGAAAAATATAAAATATATAGATAACAAACATAAAAGGAGGCATTAAATGGCATTAATTGACCCAGCAAAGATGATAAAGGTAGTTATTAAAGGATGGAATAAATCAGAAGAATATTATATCAAGGACTTTGATACAGCAGTAGAAGAGTTAAAGAAGATTGTAGAAAAAAAGAGGATTATGTTTTGGAATCCGTATTATTTGTTTGGCCAAAACCAAAGGAAGATAGATCGTTGAATATAAATTCTAAACTTGCCACTATTAGTGAAAAATTAGATAAACTGGCAACTCTTGCAGAAGAATTTGTTAAATTTCAGAAACATCAGGAAAAGAAAAGGTGAAAGTATCAGTAATAATAACAACTTATAATAGAGCAGGACATCTAAATAGGGGTTTATATACATTGTTGAATCAAGATTATAAACCTGATGAGGTAATTATAGTTGATGATGGTAGTCAGGATTATACGGCTGACTTAATAAAAACATTTCAGAGTGAATATCCTAATCATAATATTAGATATATTTATAACAATAATCCAGGATATACAAATTGCTGTTTGGCAAAAAACATCGGGATTAAACAAGCTAAAGGAGAGCTGATTATTTTTACAGAGCCAGAAGTGTTACATATAGGCAATACTATTAAACAGCATGTGGATTGGCACAAAAGAGAACTTAAATTATTTGTGTCAGCAGGGACGGTTTATTTTGTGTTTGCTGGGATTATTAGGATTTTAAGTCTTGAACATTTTAGAAATCCCGAATTAATTACAAAAATAAAAGAAGTGGTTGAATGGAGAGAAGGTTATATCCCTCAGTATGAAGATATTGCTGTATCAAGAAGAGTTTCAGCTTGCTATTGTGCATCAGTGAGAAAAGAGTGGCTGATGGCAATTGGTGGTTTTGATGAAAGGTTTTTACCTCATTGGGGGTGGGATGATATTGATTTGCAATCAAGATTGAGCAGATTTGGTGTCAGATGTATTTCTGATGAAAGTATAAAAGTGGTTCATTTAGCTCATGGTTATACAGGATGTCTTGAGAACTGGAATTACAATAAGACCTTACACGAAGATCCTAACAAGCCAATAATAGCAAATAAAGATAAAGAATGGGGAGTAATAAGGACATGAAATTATCGGCTGTAACGTCTTCTTATAACAGAGGTGGTCTTATTAGGTGGAGTTTATTGAGTTTAATAAACCAACAAGTGCCACCTGATGAGATTATTTTTATTGATGATGGCTCTGTAGATGGTACTGGTAGAATTATTGAGAATTTTATGAAAGAGTATCCTAAAGTAAATTTGAAATATTATTATAATAACAATCCAGGTTGGACTATTTGTGTTCATGGAATGAATTGTGGTATTAAGAAGGCTACTGGAGATTTAATTATGCTAACAGAACCAGAGGTCCTTCACCCAACACCAGATGTTAAGATTGCTAAAGAATTTTTTTCTGAACCTGAAAATGAAGACAAAATATTGATTGCGAACCCCTTGTATGATGTTTATGAAATAGCTTTGAGACAATTAAGTGAAAAACAACTATTAAATCCTATTTTAATAACTAAATTACCAAATGTGCATGATTATTATGTAGGCTATTGTTCACCGCCAGACACAATTACTTATTTCCCAAATGGAGGTACTCATCACATAGCAGTAACATTTAAGGAGCACTTATTGGCGATTGGTGGTTATGATGAGGAATTTCTGGACGGAGGAGCTGGAGGCTATGATGATATTGATCTATTAACTCGACTGAGATATTATGGAATTAAAGAAGTTAGAACAAATAAAATGATTGCTATACATTTATATCATGAACCTCCACCTCCGTATACTTGGCAGCCAGAGTTAGTTAAGAAAAATTATTTAAGATTGCAATCAAGGAAACCTAATGAATGGAAAGTTAATGTTGGGAAAGATTGGGGAGTGTTAAAGGAGCGATGAATGCAAGCAGTTATTTTGGCGGGTGGACAAGGTACAAGATTAAGACCTTTGACATATTTGGAGCCAAAGCCCATGATTAGGATAGGTATATACCCATTTTTGGAATATGTGATTAGGCTGTTGAAAAAGAATAAGATCGCTAATTTAGTTATTTGTACTGGCTATTTAGGTGGGCAGATAAAAAAATATTTTGGAGATGGAGCTGCTTTTGGTGTTAATATTGAATATAGCCATGAAGTTATTCCAGCAGGCACTGGAGGTTCACTGAAATTAGCTAAAAATCTATTGGGAGAAGATTTTTTTGTAGTTAATGGAGATACTTATTTAGATATTGATTATTTGGAGTTATATAAGTTATTTAAAAGATCCAATAGGTTAATGATGATGGTTGTGTGCGAAGCTGAAAAAGCAAATTGTAAAATTGGTCAGCATGGTGATTTAATTGAATATAGCAAATCAGGTTTTGACCCAGTTTATATTGATGCAGGAGTTTCGGTAATGAATAAAGGTATATTCAATTTATTTCCTGATAAATATTTTATTTCATTTGAAAAGGAAGTATTACCGAAGTTAATTTCTGAAAGACAAGTAAAAACATATATAAGTAAGAATAAGTTTTATGATATTGGAACTTTTTCTGGACTGCAGAAATTTAAAAAAGAAATGGTTGGGATTTAAAAATGTGTTATTAAAAATTTAGGAGATTTGCCAATGATAATCTCAAGAACACCATTTAGAATTAGCTTTGCTGGTGGCGGTACTGATATTAAGGATTTTTATGGTTTAGAAACTGGAGCAGTAATTTCTACAACTATCAATCGCTATATGTATATTTTTCTAAATAGAAGATTTGACGGTGGAATAAGGGCGTGCTACTCTGAAGTAGAGGAAGCTGAAAAAGTTAATCAAATTAAACACCCTATTATTCGAGAATGTTTAAAATTAATCAATGTGAGTGGTGTTGATATAGCCTCAATTGCAGATATTCCTCAAGCGACAGGTTTAGGGTCTTCTTCAAGTTTTACTGTTGGCTTGTTAAATGCTCTGTGTGCACTGAAAAGTAAATATTTGTCAAGAACAGAATTGGCAGAGTTAGCCTGTGCAATAGAGATAGATATTCTTAAAGAGCATATAGGCAAACAAGACCAATATGCTGCAGCATATGGAGGTTTGAACCTTATAGAGTTTGAATCTAATGATGCGGTAAATATCAAGCCTATACTTTGTGAACCTGAGATTAAAGATGAATTAAATCAAAGTCTGATGTTAATTTATACTGGTATAAGTAAGCGGAAGAGAGCTTCTGATGTAATTTCTACTTATAACTTTAAAGAGAACTATTTGGTCTTGAAAGAGATGAGAGAATTGGCATATGAAATGAAAGATTGTTTGGAAGAAGGTAAAGAACTTACAGATTTTGGTTTACTGTTGGATGAAGAATGGAAGCTGAAGAAGAAATTATCTAAATTAATCACGAATGAAGATATTGATACAATTTATGAAACAGCGAAAATGGCAGGTGCATTAGGTGGTAAGCTGTGCGGAGCTGGAGGTAGAGGTTTTCTTCTTTTATTTGTTGAGAAATATAATCGTCAAAAAGTTAGAGAATCACTTTGGCCGTTAATAGAAGTGCCTTTCAGATTTGATTTCGAGGGTTCAAGGATAATTTATGTTAATTAAGGAGGTATACCTTGAAAGTACTAATTACTGGAGCAGCTGGTTTTGGTGGATCTGGGTTGACTAAAAGGCTGCTGAAAAAAGGTTATGAAGTAACAGCTCTGGATATTGTGGCTCCTCTGCATTCAGGTTTAGATATTGATAATCCAAAACTAAATTATTTATGGAAAGCTGTTCATGATATTCAACCTGAAGATATTGAAGGCCATGATATTGTTGTTCACTTCTGTGCACAAGCGGATGTGCCAATGGGTTTTCCTTCTCCAGTTTGGACTGCTTGGGAAAATGCTATGGGCACAGTGGCATTATTGGAAGCAGCCAGAAAAGTCAAAATTGAGAAATTGATATATGCTGGTTCAGGTAATGAATGGGGCAGGCCATTGTATTTACCTATAGATGAAGATCATCCTTTGATGCCACACAATCCTTATTCTTGGAGTAAATGTGCACAGGAATTGGCTTGCTGGGCGTGGTATAGAAGTTATAAGGTTCCAATTGTAGTAATGAGTAATGGATATATTTGTGGTCCTGGTATGAGGAGAGAAATTTTTGTATTCAAATGGATTTATAATATTTTGAGAAATAAACCAATAATTCTGGAAGGAGGCGACCAAACAAGAGATACTACTTATGTTGATGATGTTTTAGATGCTTGGGAATTAGCTATTCAAGCACCAAGGGAGAAAGTGGTCGGAGAAAAATTTCAGGTCAGTTATGGTAAAGAATTAAAAGTGAGAGATATAGCTGAATTGTGTATGAAAGCTTGTGGAAAAAGAGTGCCGATTATTGAAAAACCATATAGACCTGGTGAGTTTGGACAAAGAGAGCTATTCTCCAATGAAAAAGCAAGGAAGGTACTGGGTTATAATCCAAAAGTTCCACCAGAGGAGGCAATTAGGCTGACAGCTGAATGGATTAAGAAGGAGGTTTTGGGAATAAAATGAAAATTGATGATTATTTTGCTCATTTGACAGCTTATTTCTTGGAGTCAATTGCTGATTATATAGATGATATTGGCTATATGGCTGAGTATATAAAAATATGTGAAGGTAAAATATATATTGTTGGGAATGGTGGATCTGCTGAAACTGCGAGCCATTTTGCTACTGACTTAGTGAAGAATTGTGGTATTAGAGCTATCTCGCTGGTTGACAATTCGGGCTTGGTGACAGCTTTGTCGAATGATATAGATTTTTCAAAAAGTTACTCAGAGCAATTGAAATTGTTTGGTACTGACCAGGATATATTAATGATAATCTCAGTTTCTGGTAATTCGAAGAATTTAGTTGAGGCAGCAAAAGTTGCTAAAAGGATTGGGATGATTGTATTTGCTTTGTTAGGCTTTTCGGGTAGTGGACAGGTAGCTGAATGTTGCGATAAATATATAGGAGTTGGACTAAAGAACTATGAGATGGTAGAGGATATACATCTTGCGATAGCACACTCAATTTCAAGTTATTTGAAGGGTAGGAGGTAATGAATAAAGCAGTATTTTTAGACAGAGATGGGGTAATTAATCATGTTGAGCCAGGAAAATATGTTACTAAAGTTGAGGATTTTAAGATTCTTCCTGGAGTCATTGGTGCTTTGAAGAGATTTAAAAGATTGGGATATTTGATAATTATTATCACGAATCAATTTGGTATTTATTTAGGTAAAGCAACAGAACAAGATGTAAATGCTATTCATGAACACATGAAAAAAGAATTTGAAAAATTTGGAATAACTATAGATGCAATTTATGTTTGTCCAGATTATAGTAGTGACAGAAAGCCGAAATTGGGTATGTTTGTGAAAGCTATTAGAGATTGGAATATAGATGTTAAGGAATCATATGTAATAGGAGATAGTCTGTCTGATTTAGTAGCTGCTGATACTTTGGGCTGCAGGAGCATTTTGGTTAAGAGTCCTTTAAGTCCAACAATTGCTGCAAATTTATTGGAGGCATCAAAGGTTATAGAAAATGAAACAAAAAATTCTAATAATCGGTAAGGGATTTATAGGCGGTAGGCTTTTGGAGGGGTTACAATGTGAAATATCAGATCGTAAGATTTATACTTTTGAGGATGCTGAGAATGAGATCCAAAAGTATTCACCATCAATTATAATCAATTGTATAGGTTATACAGGAGTTAATAATGTTGATGATTGTGAAACAGATAAAGATAAAACAATATTTGCTAATGTGGCAATTCCTATTATTTTAGCTGAAATTGCTATTAGGAAAGGAATTAAAATGATTCATATTAGCAGTGGTTGTATTTATCATTATCATGGGTCTGAGATCATCACAGAGAATTTACCGCCAGATTATTTCAAGCTTTTTTATTCAAGATCCAAAATCTATGCAGAAAGGGCATTATCAGTTTTAGCTGAAAGTTACCCAATTTTAATCGTCAGGATTAGAATTCCTCTGGACGTAAAGGTTCACTCACATAATCTTCTGACTAAGCTAATCAAATATAAAAAAGTTATAGATATTCCAAATTCTATTACATATATCCCTGACTTTATAAAAGCTGTAGAACATTTGATTTCAATTGATGCAAGAGGAGTATATAATGTTGTTAATAAAGGTGGGCTAAGATACCCACAATTAATGGAATATTACAAAAAAGCACACCCAGAGTTTGAATATAAAGTTATTGACTTTGAGGAATTGGGACTTAATAGGACTAATCTGATTTTGTCCACTCAAAAACTTGAACAATCGGGCTTTAAAGTAAGAAATATTGAGGAAGTGATTCCAGAATGTATTGGAGAATATGTTAAGAATGAAAGGAGAGCATAGATGCTAATATTAATTACTGGTGGCTGTGGTTTTATTGGTACAAATGTGGCATTGAGAGCTTTAAGTAGAGGGTACAATGTGGTTGCTTTTGATAATTTGTGCAGAAAAGGCTCAGAAAGCAACTTAGAGGAATTGAGCAAAAATCAGAATTTTGTTTTTATAAAGGGAGATGTAAGGAATTATGACCAGCTGTCCAGAATTAAAAATGTTGATGCCATTATTCACACAGCAGCACAGCCAGGAGTTCCAGCTTCAATTGAAGATCCCATTTATGACTTTGAAGTAAATGCTTTAGGTACTTTAAATGTGCTTGAATTGGCCAAGAATAATGGTAAAATGCCAGTAATTTATTGTAGCACTAATAAAGTTTATTCTTGTGAAGTAAATGAAATTCAATCTAAGATCTTTGACAATAAGAGAAAATGGATAGACAAAAAATTTATTTTAGGTATCCCTGAAGGTTTTCCAGTTGACTCTGGAGGTAGAGCCGCTTATAGCCCATATGGTTGTTCTAAATATATAGGAGATAGATATTGCCAAGAATATTATCATACTTATGGTGTTCCTACTGTTGTGAATAGGATGAGCTGTATAGCTGGGGAAAGGCAGCTTGGTAAAGAAGAACAAGGGTGGGTATCTTGGTTTGTTTATGCTAAAATGGTTGATGCTGTGATAAATATTTATGGTGATGGTAAGCAAGTTAGGGATGTGTTATATGTTGGAGATTTGGCTGATTTGTTTTTGAAAGAGATTGAAGATATAGATGTACACAAAGGCCAAGTGTATAATGTTGGTGGTGGACCTAATAATACTGTATCACTGATTGAAGTATTAGAATATCTATCTAATTTAGACCAACGGCCATATAGAGTAGTGTATCAAAATTGGAGGCCAGCTGACCACTTGGTATATGTAAGTGATATCAGGAAAGTCTCGAAGTATTGGCAGCCAAAACTCAATCCAAAACAAGTAATAGACATAATTTGGGATTGGGCGCACAAAAATAGAAAAAGGGTTTGTAGCATACTATGATTGAAAGTATTCAAGTTAAGTTGAGATTAACAAGTAGTGATTCAATAGCTTTACCATTAACGAATCCAAATTGCGTAAAAGTTGATCTTGGCTGTGGAGATAGAAAAAGGCAAATTCCTCCTGGTTTTATAGGAATTGATAATTATAAATGTCCTGGAGTTGATATTGTTAGGGATGTGGATAAACATGGTTTGCCTTTTGGAGATTGCACTATAGATTTTATTTATGCTTCGCATTTTATGGAGCATGTGAACAATTTGATTTTTGTTATGGAAGAAATTTGGAGAGTGTTGAAAAGAAAAGGCATATTAGAAATGATTAATCCTCTGTGGACATCTAAATATGCATATGCACATCCTGACCACAAAAGATTAATTCATCCAGATTTATGGTCATGGTGGCTGCCTTCAGCTGATAACAGAGACAGAGAAGCTTACGGAGTTAGAGCCAGATTTGAAGTATTAAAGAATTTTGTTCAAGGCGAAGGTTTGTTTACAACTTTGATGGCAGTTAAGTAATGCAAAAGAAATTTTTAGATGATAAAGAAAATAGGATTCCATACATTACAGTAGGAGGTAAACCATTAGCAAGTTTGGTAGTTCTTTCTTTTAACAGGCCACAATTTCTTCATACTACAATTGCTTCATTGAAGAAAAATACCAAATATCCGTACGAACTCATAATAGTAGATGATGGTTCGATGGAAGAGGAGAATGTGGAATTTCTTTTAAGGTTATATAAAGCTAAAGAATTAAGCTGTTTAATTCTAAATGCAGGCAAGAATCAAGGGGTAGGAGCATCAATTAATAAAGGATTTCACTGTGCTCACGGAAAATATTTGTTCAAGTTGGATTCTGATTTGGAATTTAAACCCTTGTGGCTTGAAAAAGCTGTGGCAATTCTTGAAACATTTCCAGAGATTGGAGTTTTGGGATTGTTCAAATATTGGTATGACCCTTGTGATTGGAGAAAAATGTTGATTAAAGAAGTTACCAGAGATGGTTTGACTATTGAAATTCATGAAGATCAGGTTGGCTCAGCAATGGCTTTTAGGAGAGAGATATATGAAAAATATGGAGATTTTATTGAAGGCTCGTGGGCATTTGGAGAAGACTATGAATATAAGATGCACTTGAAAAAAGAAGGATATTGGATAGCTTTACCAAAAATAGACTTAGTGACCAATTTTGGGTTTGGTGAACCTTTTACAAGCATGAGGTGGAAAGGTAAAGAAGTAGGGGTTAGCAGAAAGCCTTTAATTTTTGGGAGTGTGCCAAATGAATGAAGTATTGAAAGCTGAATTATCAACTTGGCTATTATCAGACGAAGAAAAAAGATGGGAAAAACTTGAAAGAGAAAAAGTTAGGTATCCAAAAATGCTGGAAGAAATGGGGGTTAACTTGTTGAGATTGGACAATAAAATAATCATTGATGTAGGTAGCGGACCGATTTCAGCTTTAGTATATATACCAGAAGCTATTATGAAAGTTGCTGTTGACCCTTTAATTGATGAATATGTTAAAGTGATTCCCAGAGATACATCTATAGTTTGGATTCAAGGGGTAGCAGAGAATTTGCCACTGGAGAATAATTTTGCTCATTTGGTTCTGTGTATGAACGCTTTAGACCATTTTGAAAATCCAGCTAAAGCTATCAAAGAAATGTGGAGAATATTGAGACCAGGGGGTTTTTTAGCTGTTCATTGTTGTATAAATAATAGTATAATTAACCCACATCCAGCACACAAACACAGTTTAACATACAGCTGGTTTAGAGATATAGTTGATAAACATTTTGAATGTATTGTGTCCAGACTTGTGAGGTACGGTTGGAGGAGATGGAGAAATAAGGTGGGCCAATTAGCATTCGCTTATATGGGTAGAAAGGTTGATGGATATTAAAGGAGGATAAAATGAGAAAGTCTCATCGGAAAGGAATTAGCTTAGAACAAGAATATGGCAAAGAGAGAGCAGCTGAAATTAGACAAAAGTTAAGTGAATCACATAGAGGAAAAAGACCTACAGCAGAGACCAGAGAGAAGATGAGTAAAGCTTTATTGGGAAATAAGAATGGTTTTCAGAAAGGTCATATCCCTTGGAATAAAGGAAAATCAGGATATAAAATTAAAAAGCCTAAAATTGATCGTCGGAAGATTAAAGCTCCTTGGAATAAAGGGAAAAATAAGGAGACTGATAGAAGAATTGCTTTACAAGCAGAATGGATGAAAAAATATAATCCAGCTTGTCGAGAAGAAGTAAGGAAGAAAATCTCTGAATCCTTAAAAGGTAGATTTTGTGGAGAACTAAATCCATCTTGGATAGATGGCAGGAGTTATAAGCCTTATCCACCAGAATTTAAGCAATTGAGAGCTATTATTCGACAGCGGGATGATTATAAGTGCCAGATTTGTGGAGTACCAGAGAGAGAATGTATAAGACAATTAGAAGTTCATCATATAGATGAGCAACCTGAGAATAATTCACCTGAAAATCTTATCAGTTTGTGCACACAATGCCATTTAAGCATAAGAAGAGATAGAGAATTTTGGAGAATGGTTTTGTCTAATATTGCAAGACAAAGGAGTAAGAATTATGTCAATGATAAAAAATAGCAAAAAGGAGGCGTTCAAACCAGGCTCAGCCAGCAAGAAATTTAAAATCTTGCTTGTTGAGCCTGGCTGAAAAAGGCCATGGTATTAGTACTGTGGATGTTTATTATGGATTGGGAGATGCTCTTAAAATGATGGGACAGGAAGTATATCCTTTTGAGCTAAAGGATAGACTGAAGTTTTATCGTCAAGCAGTGCAATATTTTTTAAAAGGCACTGATGATAGGGTTGCTTGGAAGGATGTTTACTCGGCAGCTTGCCAAGGATTAATAACTACAGTTGTTCATCTTTGGCCAAAGTTGATAATTTATATCACAGGTCAATATATACCAGCTTGGGTGCCAGCTTTGATTAAGGAGAGATTTCCTCATATGAAACAGGTTATCTGGTTTACAGAATCACCTTATAATATTGCCCATGAAATTCAAAGAGCACCATTATATGATTATGTGTTTACTTGTGATAAAGCTTGTGAAAAAATATATCGTAGATTCAATCCGAATAGTTATTATTTGCCAGTAGGTTATAATTCACACTATGAATGGAAAACTGAGCTGAAAAGATGGGAACAAATTGTATATACCCCAGATTTGTTTTTTGTAGGATCTGAGGTACCTGGAAGAATTGAATTCTTGACAGACTTGGTCTCTTATATTAAAGGGAAAGTAGCTTTTAAAATTTTTGGAGTGTTCCCTTCTATGGATAAGGGACTGTGTCCACAGTTGGAACCTTTTTATATTCCAATTACATTGAGCAAGTATGAAGTTATTCGGTACTATGCTAATTCAAAAATAGTATTGAATCATTTTAGAGTTAATGAGTCCAAAAAAATAGTAAGGAATATTAAAACTGGAGAAAGCCGAGTTGAAGAGATAGAGCCTTACAGCTTAAATCCCAGAGTATATGAAATATTGGCTGCTGGTGGTTTCTTAATGACTGATTATAGGAAAGAAATTGATGACTTGTTTGTTCCTGGTGAGGATCTTGTGATTTATAAAGACGCTAAAGATGCAGCTGAAAAGATATTTTATTATTTGGAGCATGAAGAAGAAAGAAAAAAAATTGCTCAAAATGGTAACAGAAAAATTAAGAAACACACATATTTAAATAGAGCTGAAAAGCTTTTACAACTTGTTAAATTATAGAAGAATAAAATGTTTCAAAAATTAAAAGGGGGTGGTTAAAATTTCTAAAGTTCACGGAAAAGGTGGGTATTTGATTATTGAAGGGATAGGAGTGGTAGATCAGCTACATGGTTGGAGCCTAAGTTTTTCCAGAGATATAGTTGATACACCACAGCAGGGAGAAGAATATAAAGATTCAGTGAGAGGTCAGGGTAGCTGGTCTGGTAGTTTCTCTGCTTATTATGATAGAGCTAATGTGGGTAAGTTTTATGATGTGGTGAATTCTACTACTGAAAAAGATGTGTATCTGTATCCAGAAAAAAGTGATTTGACCAAATATTTTTATGGTGATGCTTGGTGTGATTTTGATCTTGATGTGCCTGTGGATGGTGCTATTGATATTTCGGGGACTTTGACTGGAGTTGGACAGTTACACGAATCTGGTTTTTAGTTTAGGAGGTGAATGTGTTAGGTGAGTCTATAATTAAAGGAAAAATTGGTCATATATTACGTGGAGGCTTGGTAGTAGGCAATGTTGGTGGATGGGAGTTTTCAATGACTGGAAATCCTATAGAAGTTCAAGTAGATTCATACTATTTTAATGAATATTGGTATGAGCCTGACTGTGAATATGAGTTATCTCTATTGGCTGGACCCAGCAAGATATTAATTAAATGTAAACCCAGAGGTCAGCCACAAGTTGGTAAAACATTAAAATCAAGATTGATTTTTGTTGCTACTGAGCCTCCACGATTTATAAATTATTAAAGGAGAGAATAATGACAGCAAAAAAAGATTTAACAGCTGAGGAACTTAGAGAGAAAATTTTCACAGCAAAAGACATTAAATTTGAGCCAATGAAAATTGAGGAATGGGGAGTGACTATTTGGATTAAATCACTCACTCAGCAAGAAAGAAGCGAAGCATTAGAAGCAGCCAGAACTGGAGATGAAGATGAGCTAAAAAGAGGAGAAAATTTTCAAATGGCCGTATTGATAGTTGGTATTAGGGATAAAGATGGTAACCAAGTATTCACTAAAGCTGACATTAAAAAATTGAGAGAAAAGAATGCTTCAGTGCTGGATAGAATCACAAGAAAAATAACTGAGCTCTCTGGTTTTGGAGCTGAAATGGAGGAAGCTTTAAGGAGTAGGTTTTGAGACAGATGAAGATTTTATTTACTCTTTTGTATTAGCTGAAAGATTAGGCATGACCCGAGCTGAATTAGGGATGCGAATGAGTGCCAAGGAATTTGTAGAATGGAAATATTATGACAAGTGGAGAAATGAAAAGTTAGAAGAAGAAAGAAAGAAAAGAGAAAAAGAAATGAGGTTAGAACAGAAGTTAAGAGAAGCTGAGGAAAGGAGCAAAGGATTATATAGGAGGGGGAGGTTTTAGTTGCCTGTTAATATTGGAGAAGGTTTTGGTCTCAAGTTAGCAATTATTGATGCTTACAGTAAACCTTTAAGAGATTATAGCAGTAAAGTCGAACAAGCTGAAATAAAATCTAAAGGACTAAGGGATTTCGTTAAAAAGAACGAGCAGCACTTCAGAAGTATGGGGCTTGCAGCTACTGTAGCTGGTGGAGCAATTGTCGCTGGTTTAGGATTTGCTTTACATACTGCTGGGAAATTTGAATATTCTATGGCAAATGTTGGTGCTGTCGCTGGAGCTACTTCTGAACAAATGAAAGAATTGAGCGAATTTGCCAGGAAAATGGGAGCTGATACTGTATTCTCTGCTTCTGAAGCAGCTGATGCTATGTATTACTTGGCCAGTGCTGGGTATGATGTTAATAAAATGATGAAGGCTTTACCAGGAACTTTGGATCTCGCTGCTGCTACACAATATGATTTAGCTGAAACAACAAGAATAGTAGTTTCTACTTTAAATCAATTTGAAATGCAAGCGGAAGATGCTACTAAGGTAGCCAATACTTTTGCAGCAATAATAGGCTCTTCACAAGCTACAATGGACAGATTAGGAATTTCTATGCAGTATGTCGGCCCTGTGGCAGCTGGTTTAGGTTATACTTTGGAAGAAACAGCAGCTGCATTAGGTGTATTATATAATGCTGGTATAGATGCCAGTATGGCAGGTACTGCTCTCAGAGGAGCTTTAAGTAGATTAATGGATCCTACCAAAGAAATGAGAGATACTTTAGCTGAATTAAATCTTACTATCGAAGATGTGTCACCAACTACACACAAATTTACTGAAATAATTGAAACATTAAACAAAGCTGGTATTACTACTGAACAAACGATGAAATTGTTTGGATTAAGAGCTGGACCTGCAATGGTAAGGATGTTAGCTACTGGCTCTGAAGCTCTTAAAGAACTTGAGGATAGAATTACAGGGACGAATAAAGCTGCTGAGATGGCAGAAAGACAAATTAATACATGGCAAGGCACCTTAAAATTGTTAAAATCAGCAGTTGAAGAAGTGCAATTAGTCCTTGGTGATGTATTATTACCTACTTTGACTCCTATGATTGCAGATATAAAGGACATAGTTAGAAGCATTGGAGAGTGGACAAAAGCTCATCCTAAGCTTACTTCAGCGCTTATTAAATTTGCTATAGTACTGGGAGGGTTATTAGCAGTTGGTGGGTCTTTATTAATGATGGCTCCTACAATAATGAAAACTGTAGGGGCAATAGGTTTCTTTATTTCAGTTTTATCAAAGTTAGGTCCAGCATTGATGACAGCTTTTGCTGGAATGGGACCTGGCGGGTGGATTATATTAGGACTTACAGCAGCAGCTGCTGGTTTGTATCTGTTATATCAGAGGAGTGAAACTTTTAGAAAGTCTGTTCAGAAAGCAGGTGCATATATTGAATGGTTTGGTAGAATAATAATTGAAAGTTTTAAATCAGTTGGTATCAATATTGGGAATTTTATTGATTGGTTTATAAGTAATTTCCCAAATATATTCATTGATGCTGGTAAGGCAGTGCTAACTGTTTTTACTAATTTAGGCAAAAATATTACATCTTGGGTCGGCTGGGTAATAAAGAAATTAAATCCTAAAAACTGGTTTAAGAAGATTGAACCTCCTGATTGGACTCCTTTATTAGAGGGCTTCAAGCCAGTAACTGAAAAGTTACCTAAAATGGTGGGAGTAAGTGTTGATAAAGCTTTTACAATTCTTGAAAATCGCTTAGAAGAAGTTGAAAAAAATATAAATGAAACTTCAAAATCAGCTTTAGATGCTGCCAATAGCACAAGCCAGCTTGCTGATGAATTTGGTCAAGGAGCAGAAGAATCTGGAAAATTTAAGAGAGAATTGAGCAATTTGAATAAAGAACTTGTGAAATTAGACGAGAATATAGAGTCAATAATAGGATTAGAACTTGCTGAATGGGTGGAAGAATCGAGAGTAGAATGGCAGATGTTCTATGAACTATTACTTCGTAAATTTCCAGAAACTCCAGCTTATGGGCTTGCTGGACTTATACTTCTGTCTAAAGACTTCGCTGATTATATTGAGGAAGCAAGGCTGGCATATCAAGAAATGTATGACCTAATGTCTCGTAAATTCCCTGATGCTCCAGCTTATGGTTTTAGCACAACTATGGCTTTGGCTAAGGACTTTGCTATATATATTGAAGAAGCAAGAGGAAAATATCAAGAAATGTACGACCTTATGTCCAGAAAGTTTCCCGAATCTCCAGCTTATGGTATCTCAGATGTTACAGAAAAACTTAAAGATTTTGCTATTTGGGTAGAAAGTGCGAGATTAGGCTGGCAAGAGTTCTATAATATTCTATCTCGTAAGTTTCCTGAACCTCCAGCATATGGTATTTCAAACATCATAGAATTATCCAAAGACTTTGCTGTATATATCGAAGGAGCAAGGCAAGAATATCAGGAGATGTATAATCTTATGTCCAGAAAGTTTCCTGAGCCTCCTGCATACGGTATTCCAGATATTACAGAGAAATCTAAGGATTTCGCTGTCCATATTGAGAAGGCAAGAATGGCTTGGAAAGAATTTTACGATGTTTTATCCCGCAAATTCCCAGAAGCTCCTGCGTATGGAATTTCAACGCTTATTGAATTGGCTAAAGATTTTGCTACTTATATTGAAAAATCACGATTAGCGTGGCAGGAGTTTTATAATCTTTTCTTCCGAAAGTTTCCTGAAGCACCAGCTTATGGCTTATCCGATGTCAGTGAAAAAGGCTCTGAGTTTATTTACTGGATGGAAGGAGCGAGACAATCTTGGGGTGAGATGTACGATTTGATGTCTCGTAAATTTCCAGAGGCACCTGCATATGGAATTAGTACGACGATTGTAGCAACAGATTCTTTAATTGGAGCAATGGACAGAGCCAGAGGTAGTGTAAGTAAATTTTACGAAAAATTCTATGAGTGGGAGAAAATTACTGCACCGGTAAAGACTGCTCTTGGAGAAGTTACGGACGAAATTCTCGAAAGTACTATTACTTGGAGAGAAATGTTTGCAGGATTCTATGAGGATATGAAAGGTAGATTTGTGCCTGTAGTTGAAGAATGGATGAGAGGTATGACTACCTGGGAGAATTTTTGGAATGGCATTTGGGAAGAAATTAAAACATCTTTTTACCGCAGTGTTGCTGAAATGGCAAGTGAATGGATAGCTAAACAAGTAATGATGACTCTTGCTACAATTGCAGGTGCAAAGACCAGACAGAAAGTAGAAGAGAAATCTATTTTAGCAATTGTAGCTAAACACGTGTGGGCTATGGGAGTTATGCTGGCTAAAACTGTTTTCACTGTTATGAAAGAGATAGCTTTGTTCACAGCAAAAGCAGCAGCTGCAGCGTATGCAGCTTTTGCAGGAATTCCTTTTGTAGGTCCGATTTTAGGTCTGGCAGCTGCTGGAGCAGTGGTTGCAGGAATTGGCAGGCTCGTAGCAGGGATTATTGGTTTTGAAAAAGGAGGAATAGCAAAAGGTGGGTTTGAACCATTAGAAGCACAAGGAGGAGCAGTAGTAACTAAACCGACTTTAGGGTTGGTTGGAGAAGGAGGAAGACCAGAAGCAATTATTCCTTTAGAAGGAGGAGCAGTGCCAGTCAAATTGATTGGAGGGAGAGCTGGTAACATTATAAGATTTGGCGATATTAATGTAACTATAGAATTGCCAAATGTTGATTTAGAGAATTTGGACCAGAGCAAGATAAATCGCATATTCAGGCTAAAATTTATTCCTGCCATTAAAGATGCTGCAAGATCTGGTATTTTATCCTCAGACTTAGTTGGGGAGCTGGTGGCAAAATGAGAGTAATGAAATTAACTGATGGAGTTATTTCAATAGAATTTTCTCCTGCTAAAGGTTTTGAAGTACCTGAAGATAGACCAAGAACTGCTCACAAAACTTTAGATGGTGAGCTCTATATTTACGAATGGGGCAATAAAAGGAAGTATATTGTACCTGTAACAAAAATAAGCAGAACTGATAGAGATACATTTGTAGACTGGTGGCAGAATTTAACGAAGTTAACTTTTTATCCAGATTTAAAATATGATCCTACAGATAGCATCAGTGTTAGAATTATCAATGAAGAAAGACCATTACAAGCAATGTTTGACCCTGGCTGGGAAACTTATTTCGAAGGTGAACTGATATTAAGGGAGGTTATTTAATGCTGAGTGTCTCTGAGGAATTTAGAAATAAACTTGAATCTAAGGTTAGTCATCCTCGTATTAGATTTATTTTCGATGGCCATGATTATGATAAGTTTTTACTTAATGTGTCCCAGATTTCTCGGAGTTCAGATATAACTTTGGGATTTGCTTCAATTGAGCTCTCAAATATTAGAGAGAAAACTTGGAATATATTTTTAGCTGATAGAACTAATTTAGGAAAGAGCGCTCAGCTAAAGCTTTACTTTTATGGATATTATGAAGCAAAAGGACCACGATATGGGTCGTCAATTTATTATATCGATGAAGAAAAAGGTATTAAAGTAGCTTCGAGTGGCAAAGATGATAACCCACGGGATAGGTATGTCTATGTAGGAGGGGTCTTACGACATACGACGGAAAGAAGTTGGGCAGTGACCAAGTGTGATGCAAATTGGAACTGGGTAGAGACGCAACAATTTGATTGCTATAGTGATATAAATGAAGCGACTGCTATGAAAGATTATTTAAATAGCTTACCCAATGGGACTAATGTTATAATTAATACTTATGATGAACCTCGGACAAATGTTTATGATAACGATGATTTAATTGCAGCGTTAGAAGCAGTGGGAGCAACTGGCTCAGTTATAAGGACATTGGAGCTTCGAGGCAGTTATCTGTTAGTAGGACAGAAGGGACTGGGGGCAGGTAAAGCATTGGAACATATATCTTTGTTCACAGGGACTGTGGAAGAAGCTTCTTTCAAGGAAGCTGAAGTAACCTTGAGAATTCGTGACAAAATGCTCCCTATGCTCGAAAAAGAGCTTGGGTATGGACAAAATCCTTTAAATTATTACAGCACTGATTACAATCCAGCTGATTTGGTCTGGGATATTCTGACCAATTATGGTGGATTGGATTCAATAGCAAGCTCTGACAATGAGGACATGGACTACGATTCTTGGTCTCAGTGGAAAGATGATTGTGACACTTTGAGTTTTAGATTGAAGGCCAGGTTTACCGGACACACAATTAAAACTGCTTTGTCTATGATTGCAGAATTAACTAATAGTTATATTTGGGTGGATGGGGATGGTAAGTTTCATTTTAAGAGACCAATACCTCCTTACGCACCAGGAGAGTTAATCGATTTTAATAGAAGCAATTGCACCCAAATTGATGCTTCTTTAGATAAGGGTAACTTGATAAACAAGACCGTGTGTTATTATGGCTATGATCCAGATTCAGATGATTTTACTGGTAGCTATACTGCAGAAGATGTTACAAGTCAATCAAATTATGGAGTAAAAGAAAAAGTAATTGAAAATAAAGTAGTCTGGCATAGTACTTCAGGGAGTGCTAAAAGTTACGCTGATAGGATAGTTGATAAAAACAAACAACCCTTAGAAGTATTGAGTATTACGGCAACAATGATAGGATATTTGCTTCAGCTGGGTGATGATATTACTATAACTGAAGAGCTGAAGGATTTAAATTCAAATCCAGCAAGAGTTGAAGAAATTGAATCGATAGATTTGAGAACAGGTCTGGTTAAATTCAAAGCAAGAGAAATTAGTGATGAGGCTTTGGCTGCTTTTTGGTTGGATGATCCGTATTGGGGTTTATTAGATGGTACACATAATCCACTTTATTGAGAGGTGAAAAATGGCACTAATAGATTTACAAGCACACATCAGAGACCCGAATGCTCATCACGTTCCAGGTGCAGGTGGTTGGCAAGTCCTCGCTGAAGTCGAAGTTTCCTCAGACTGCGATTATGTGGATTTTACGGGGCTGGATATAAATAAAGATTGGGAGTATTATTTGGATGTAACGCTCAAGAATCCGAGTGAGGAAACCAGTGTTTATTATATATTTGTGGAAGGTGATTATACGCTCGGAAATTACTATACGCAGTATGTTACAGTCTCTGGTACAAGTACGAGTCCAGTCAGATCAAATACTCCAACTATAATTAGTATACCAACTGGAGAAAGGACTTTCTTTAATGTAAGATTGACAAGAGACCCTGACGGGTATTTTAGATGGCTCTCAGTTATCAACTATCGTACAGGTTCAGACCAGCGACTTAATATTCGAGCTGGCTCAAAAACTGCTCCTGTATCAAATATCACTTCTCTTCGTATTAGCGCATCTGTCTCTGGAGGCATAGGAGCAGGCTCAAGATTTATTTTAGCAAGACCGAGGAGTTAAAATGAAGGGCTATAAAATTGATGTAAAGAAGAAAAAAATAGAGCTTGTGGTAGATGGGCTTCCTTTTCCTGATTATCCACCGTATGAAGAAAGCGAAGGAGTAGATTTGGAGAAGGTCAAGAAGCTGATTAAGATACAGAGCATTGATTGGGATAAAGTAGATATAGAGAAGGAGAGAAAGATACAGGAAAAAATAAGAGAGA